AGGAGGAGGAGGAGGAGGAGGAGGAGGAGGAGGAGGAGGAGGAGGTTCTTTCTCTTTAGTTCTTTCTGTTCTTTCTTCCTTATATATGCGTGGCTTTTTTGGCTGCGCGCGATTACCGTTTAAGCGGCGCGCGATTACCTCTTCGAGCTCTCGGTAAGCGCGCGCGAGCTCCGCGAGCTCCGCGAGCTCCTCGGGGTTATCGAGCGCGATTACCTCATAACTCGAAGCCTTTATTTTCCAACGTTTTATGAGTGGTTTTAGGGGATTCCAGGACTCTGGAAACCAGGAAGGTAGTAATCGCGCGCGATTACTACTTTTTTCCTTACCCTCTTGGGGGGTCGCCCACGAATATAACCGAAGTTGGTCCTTTCGTAAAGGCCCCCCCTCCAAAAATCTTCGTTCTGCTAGACCGTATCCTTCGAGTTCTGACAGGCCGCGGGCTACGTTCTGCTTCAGTAACCCCGTTTGCTTGGCGATGTCGCTCTGCGTCAGAGGTCGCAACTTGCCGCCTATCTTCGTCAGGGCCATCTCCTGCTGGAACCCCATCGTGGCCAGTTCCAGACAGGCGTAGACGCGGCGCGCCTCGTTCGACAGCGAATTGAGCATCATGCGCTCAGCGCGGTCTTTGGTATTGAAGTAATACCTGCCATCCTCAATCACAATCGGCTTCGAGTCCGCTCCTGTGATTCGGAATCCCTTGCTGGCGGCTTTGGGCGTCATTCAGTTGCCCCTTTCCTCGCGTAGGCATAATGCGCCTCGGAAGTGTCTCGTCCAAAGAACATGTGCTCGAAGAATTCCGCACCCGCCTCTTCCATCGAATCGCCAACTGCGATGTAGTTTTTGCAGAAGTTGCAGCGCATAACCCAAACCAACTGGCCATCCTGAGCGCCAGCGAATATTGACGCAAGTGGTGTTTTTGGGACAGATAGAGGCTTTCCGTTGCCCGTCCGGTAGGCCTCGTTGTCGAAGTGAACGCCGCTCCCCATATTCAATTCCTCCCTATCACGGCGGTGCAGCTTCCCCGCCCGAACACCTCGCCGCCGGCATGCAGCCCGTGGCAGTCCAGCACCACAGTGATGAGGTGCGGGAAAGCCTTCAGGTCGATCACCGTGACGCGCGTTGCAAATAGTTCTGCCAGGGCCTGGTTCACCAACTCCCGGGCGTATACCTGGATGGCAGCATCCATCCTTCTCGTCTCCCTCTGTAACTCACGCATAAAACCCCCCTTAATTTGGGTACTCGGTCAAAAAGTGGATTGCACTACAGGTGGGAATATGGCAGGCTAAAAGCAGCCGTAACCCTCTCCAGTAGCGCGCCAGCTCATCGCTGCATCATTCCGCCAAAGAACCTGCAGCAGTGAGAAAAAAACGCAAGCTGGGAGGGCCTCTCTCGCGGCTATCTGGTTGGGCGGCATTCGCTCGGAGGCGGTACAATCCGAGTTTGTCACTCCTCGGAAATCCCTGATCCTGGTACCTATCCCCCCATAAAATCTTTCGATACTTGACGCACCGCGCGCTAAGGTAGGACCGGGCCACGGCGATGCTGATGACATTACCGCAGCCCTGACCATTAGCCAGAAAGGATCTCGGGCCATGGCTGCTATAGAGTCTACTCTCGTCCTGCAACTCGCGCGTGATAAGTTCACTGCCGCTCTGGTCGCTCCGAATACCGAACGCGGCTATCGCTACGACTGGCAGGCCTTCGAACGGTGGTGTGAAACCGTAAACCGAAGCGCGCTTCCCTGCTCCGCCGAAACTCTGGGGCAGTATGTGGCGCACCGCCTGGAGGAAGGACGCAAAACTTCGACCGTCGCGCGCAATGTAGGAGCCATCGTCAACGCTCATCGCTCGCGGAAGTTCAAACCACCAGCCACAGACGAAGCTCGCAGCCTGTTGCGTGGAGCGCGCCGCCTGCGAGCGGAACACCTCCGCACAGTGCGGCCGTTGTCGCTTGCCGATCTGCGCGCCATAGTAGCACCACCAGACGGAGCCTCCGATCTCCGGGCCGTCCGTGATCGCACTATCGTGCTGATCGGCTTCGCTTCGAGCCTGCGCACTGCGAATCTCAGCTCGCTGCAATTGAACGACGTCGAATTCTCGGACCAGGGGGCCACCCTCCGCATTGGCCGCGAGAAACAAGACCAAGAAGGCAAGGGCCGCTTGATTGGCTTGCCCTATGGGAAACATCCGGAGACGTGCCCGGTGGGCGCCCTGCGCTCTTGGATTGCGCAGCGCGGGCAATTTCCCGGGCCGTTGTTCATCCGGCTTTGCAACAATCAGCCAATCGAAAAGCCGATGCAGCCGGAGAGAATCGGCCAGATCGTGCAGCAGTGCGTGGCGCGGATTGGTTTGAACTGGCGGGAATACGGGGGGCACAGCCTGCGCGCTGGCTTTGTCACTGCGGCGGGCGAGGCAGGCATCGGTGAGTTGCTGATCGCGGCGCAGACCGGACACCATGACATGGCGACCTTGCGGCGGTACTTTCGCAGAACGGACGTCTTCCGGGCGAACGCCTGCGGACTCTTGGATCTTTAGAACGGTTCGGGGTGTAGAAGGTTCCAACACAAAGCCCACCGAAACAAGCTTGAGGAGCCTCCACGTTTCGGCGATGGAAGCTCCACCAAAGCTGAGCTACTACTCGGTAAGGCTGGCCGGCCTCACCGAGCAAGAAGATCATGGCACAACCCGCGCCAGAATTTCAAGAGGTCCGGTACAAATCATGTGTCAATTACCGTACGCTCTTTTAGCGATAATCGCAATGGGCCTAGGCCGCTTCTTCGCGCAATGCCGTACAGAAGGGACTCTCGCAAGGGCAATTCATGGGATGGAGTCCTGGTAAGCAGCCGATCCTCTGCAAACTCATCGGATGCTGGAGAATCCAGCAGCTCACCTCGCCCCGATTCGCCACCTGCAGCAATTGGCACATTGCCGTGACGGCGGCCGAGACGGTTCCCTTCTCCAGCCCGAACGCCCAAGCGATCTGTTTATCGGTCTCGCCGCGGCATAACAGCCGGGCGACAGTGACCTGGCGGGCGGTTAACAACACGTTCGGGAGTGCCGTCATCCGGCTCCCCATAAAGCATCTCCGCCCTGGTGCAGGGGCCCCAAATGCGAGTCCGGTGAACGGGCTCCATAGTACATTAACCCTATCAGAATTACGGGTATGAATCTATTGAGCAAAGTTGCACACTAGGGCCAGCGATGTCATCTCCCCAAGTAGCGGCCCCCACGCGGGCCGCGAAAATCGATGAATTTGGTGAGCTCGACCGGCAACTTTCCCTCCTCGAACCCCGTTATAAAGTCCTCGCCGCCGAGATCCGCTCCTGGTCTACCGATCAGCCGGCGGCCGAGGCGGTATCCTTCACCGGCAAATCGTACACCGTCCAGCTCACCGCGTGCGCGAAAAAGCGCTCCATCTTCGACACTTTCAAGGCCTTACAGTTCCTCAAGCGCGCCGTCAAAGAGGCGGGCGAAGAGCTGCACCAGGTAGTCACGATACCTTTCGGCGTCCTGGACAAATACGTCCCCGAAGCCCTGCACGCTCAATGTGTTAGCGAGGAGCGCACGGGCGCGCGCCTGATCACTGCGGTCCCTTTGGCTCCCCCAGCCAAGAAGCCCGCATAGCTCGGCAGGGCGAGGATAATTTCCCTGGAGGCATTTACGCCAAAAGTTCATCGGGTCTTAGTGTGTGTGTGCGAGAACGGGATCACGCATGCCGTCGATATCGTGGACCAGGCCCGGGCCCAGCGGCTCTCCCTGGCGCCCAATGTCCGCATCGTCCGGCGACGGAAAGACAAGCGGATCATGGAAGTCCACATCCTGAGCTTCGGAGACGACTCGAAGCAGGCCGGCAAGCGCGGAAATCCGCTCAGCTATTCCAATTTCGTAAGGCAGGAAACCGAGTACGAGCCAACCGGCATGTGGGCCTTGAAGCATCTGGCGAATGAGACGGCACCGTTATTCGATGAAGTGGTAAGGAGTTGTATCCCAGCATGAACTATAAATGGCAAGCCTTCCTGGCGGCGCTTCAGATCGTAGCTGTCGCCAACACCAACCCGCAGAAAGCCGCTGCAATCGTCTCGCTGGCGATCGAGAACACGGATGCCATCGGCTGGAGCGTGCGCGGGTACGCCAAGCCAGCCAGCGACATGGCCCTGGATTTCGTGAACTTCCAACTGGGCCGCACTCCGGCACCAGAGTGGTGGGCACATTCCGCTACGCAGCCCGAAGGGTAATCGTTGAACACTCCCGCTCTCCTCGTTGCGGCTGTTGTGGCGGCCCTCGCCTTCGTCTCCGTGCCCTTGCTGACTTCCCAGCCCTCATCGGGCGAGCGGTTAGCTATCGTGCAAAACCGCCAGAAGATCAACGAGGATCGCATCCTGGATCTGGAGCACCGCATCACGTTCATGGAGCAGGCGCAGAAGCCTCAGGATATCGCCATGGCCACCTTAGCAGTGCGAATCGAAGATTTGAGCAAGGTCAACGGCTGGATCGTATACCTGTTGAGCGGCATGTTTGCCCTCGTAATCGGCAAAGGCGGTTGGGACGTCATCAACGCCAATCGGATCGGCGTCAGAGCGGACCGATTACAGGCAGCGGTGGACAAACAAGCCAAATAGGATGGTTCGAAAACCAGTGGGCGTCTCATGTTCGAAGAAGTCCTGTGCCCCAAGTTGTATCCGCCGTTGCGGATTCCTCACGCGGTCTACATCGGTGAGGCGTCCATAGCCGACGTGCTGTTTGAGCAGTTGGAATTCCTGACGTCCCATCGAGCGGCCCACCGGGATGTCGAGTGCTCTCCCGCTTGTGAGGATTGCTTGCGCCTGCAGATGGTTCGGAACTGGTTACTTCTGCCCTTCCGTGAATCCACGCATTAGCCGGCCGGCGTGTTGGCGGCGATGGCGGCGGCCAGGTCGTCATCGCTGGCTTTGACTGCGGTGTTCAGATCGTTGAGCGACTTTAACTGAGCGGGCGTCGCCCCGGCGGCCTGGGCTGCCGCGATCGCTGCCGCCAGTTGGGCGGAAAAGCCGTTGATCATGGTAACGGCCGAGCCGGTCACGGTGGTGTTGGCCGTAACCTGGGCGGTCAAGGCGGTTATGGAATCGTCCATCTGTGACATTTCTAAAGTCTCCTTGTTGAGAAGCGATTCGATCCGGTCGAGTTGAGCCTGCCTCCCGGGTGGTTCGTCGGTCACGAGGATCACGCCGTCAGGCTGGATGGTCAACTGCATTTCCAGGCTTCATTCTACGCGCTTTGAAAGGTGAAAATATGTTCCCTGCGATACTGCTTGAAGTTCTGCTGGTGCTCCTGGTAGTGGGCGTGATTCTCTGGGGATTGTCGCAATTCCCGATCGACGCCACAATCGCGCGCCTGATCCGCGTCGTGGTGATCGTGCTGGTGGCGATCTGGCTGATCTACCTGCTCTTCGGCCTGCTGGGCGGCGCGGCTCCGCTGACGTATCGCCCGCTGAGATAGGAAAGGAAATTCATGAAATGGACACCCTCACCATAGCGCTCGGCGCCATCAAAGCCTACTTTGAATTTCTGTCCACCCCCGAGGGCCAGAAATTCGCCGCCGATGGGCGCACTCTGATTTGGGATCCGCTCGCGGCCCTAGTTCCGAAGCAGCCGCTGAAGTGAACCTCCAGCAAGCAGCCCGCTATCAAGGCGAGCTCCGGACCTGCTGCCGGTGCGGTATAGAATTCCTGTCCGACCGCAGCACGAAAAGAGTCTGCGGCACTTGCAAACGCCCCGCCGTGCGGCCGTACTGCCCGGTAGCCTCGCTACTCGGCAAGCCGCTCTCACCGCGCGAACGGCAGATCGGCAAACTGCTAGTCGAAGGCCTGCCCAACAAAGAAATCGCCTGGTGCCTCAAATTGAGCATAGGAACTATCAAGGTGTACTCGTCGGCGCTGTTCGGCAAGCTGGGATCGCGCAACCGCATGCACGCCGCTGTTATGTTGGCGACTACGGCGGCCGATCGGCTTCTCGTTTGAGACTCACGCCATGTTTGGAACCTCAGAGCCGACCCTCGACGCCGATGACGAACCAGAGGTATACGAAATCTTTTTCGCATGGGACGACTGCGGCCTTTCGGGCCTAAAACAAGAGCCTTCCTCGCGGCAATCCGCCAGGTTCCCTCAATCACCCGCGCGGCGAAGGCGGCCGGGATCAGCCGGGAGCTCCATCCCCACCGGCTGAAACAGCAGTACTCCGACGATCCGGAGAAAAGAGCCTACGCGCTGCGCTATAAGGCGGCCTTTGAAGAGGCCTGGGAAGTTGGCTGCAACTCGCTCGAATCGACGGCCATCGAGCGCTGCATGTTGGGCGTGGACGAGCCGGTGTTTTATCAAGGCGAAGAATGCGGATACGTGACCCGCTACTATCACACCGAATTTCTACTGCGCGGGGCCAAGCCCGAAAAGTACCGGGAACGCATCGAGCACAAAGTAGAGCCCGGCGAAGGGATGAAGAAATTTGCAGGGACCATGGAAGAGCTGCTGGGCGTGTACCGGGAATTGACGCAGGCGAGTGAATGACCGCAACCCTGTCGCCCGCCGAAGCCGCCGCGTTGATCCGGGGATTCTCGGATCACAGCAAATTCTGCGAGCACCTGACCATCCGGAACAAGGAAGGCGTTGCGGTTCCCTACCGGACCTCGCCCGCGGGTCTCAAGCTCAACCGCGCGATCCGGAAGCAGGAACAGGCCGGCCAGCCGGTGCGCATCGCCATGCTGAAGGCCTCCCAGGTCTTCGCCTCGAGCGCCGTCGCTACTGAGATTTTCCGCCGTGTCCCGTTTTTCCCGGGCCGCCGCGCCCTGGTGCTCGCGGACACGGACCAGCATGCAGGCCTCGTTTTCGAGTATTACCAGCAGTACATTCGCAGCTATGAAGACAACCCCTACGGCTCGGAGTTCGACTCGGCCGTCAAGCTCCCCGAGCTGGTGAAGGACACAGACCGGCATATCCGATGGGGCAACGATTCCTCGATCCTGGTAGGGACCGCGAACAATGTGGAAGTGGGCAGAAGCGCCCCGTACAACTGGGTGCAGCTCTCCGAAGCGGCCTTCTACCGGGACATGGGAACGCTCATGACCGGCCTGATGCAGCGCGTCCCGAATTCCCCCGATTCGGGCGTCATCGTAGAATCGACCGCCAACGGCATGGGGGGCGACTTTTACGACCTCTGCCAGCGCGCCATGAACCCGCGGCAGGCGAGCGGCTGGGCCTTCGTCTTCTTTGCGTATTGGGAGCATCCGGAATACCGGTTAACGCCGGAGCCCGGCTTCAAAATCACGGCGGAAGAGCTGGGGGAGTTGCAGAAGTACAACCTCCGCCTCGATCAAATCGCCTGGAGACGCCGGCAGATCGAGACGGCCTGTGAAGGCAAGATCGAACGCTTCCGGCAGGAGTTCCCCGGCAACGCGCAGGAGGCATTCCAGGCGTCCGGTCGGACTATCTTCGACCTGGCGGCCATCGCCCGCATGCCGGTAGTGGACGACGCCCCCAGGGGCAAACTCGAAGTGGTCGAAGTAGGAATCGAGAAGCGGGTACAGTTCGTTCAAGGACTCGACGGACGCGGAGAAGTTGTCATTTACAAGATGCCGCGCAAGGGAGGCCGCTACATAATCGGCGCGGACCATGCCGAGGGGATCGACCCCAACGCGAAGATGGGCTCTTCGGACCCCGATTATTCTTCCGCCACTGTGATAGACGCGGATACCGGCGAAGAGGTCGCGAAGCTCAAAGAGCGCTACGAGCCGCATCCGTGGGCCACGCGGCTCTACTGGCTTGGCAAGTTTTACAACTGGGCCTTCATTTGCCCGGAGCAGAAGGCGGTAGGGAAAGCGGTAATCGGGCATCTGCTTACCCTTCAGTATCCGCTGGAACTGATCTACTCAAAGCAGCGCGACCCGAGCGACCGCAGAAGCCCCATGCTCCAGGAACTCGGCTTCGACACCAACACCGTGTTTCGGCCGGTGCTGATCTCCGGACTAGACCAGGCGCTCCGCGAAAGCTCGATCCGCCTCCACGACCCGGAGACGATTGCGCAGTTGCGGCAATTCGTGCGGAAGCCGAACGGCCGGGAAGAGGGCATCAGCCACGATGACGATGTGTTCGGCTTGGCCCTGTGCGTCGAAGGCCTCCCGTACGCGCGCAAGGCATTCCTCTACCGGGAAGCGCAGGACAAGCAGACCAGCACCTGGAAACCGCAGCGGTACGGACAGCAAGCGAGAGATGACGATGACGACTGAACTAGTGAGCAGACCCTACCAGCCGGATCCGGCGCAGTGCTGCGAGGCTTGCGTATTCGGAATGGGGCACCACGCGAAATGGTGCGAACACGCCTGGTGTTTCTGCGGACGCGAACGGACGAAATTGCAGGGCGTGATGGACGGATCCACGGGACAGTTGCACTACGAGATGCGCTGTCCTGTCCATTTCTTCCTCTCCTATGAAGCGGCGCATGCCTAAATCCTTCCAGATCCAGCCGGACCCGCAGCAGTGCTGCGATGCCTGTGTCTTCAAGAGCGGGAAGCATGCCGACTGGTGCCCCGTTGCGGAAGCATGGCGGCAATACTACGCGCCCATCGAAGCAGCGGGAGGCATGTCTTATCAATACAACCCGCTCAACGGACTTCCAAAATAGTGCCTAAATCCTTCCAGATCCTTCTTTCCACCGCGGAACGGTCCAAGCTCGTAACCCGCATTGAGCAGGACGCGGGCAACTGCCTGGCGACGCATCGGCGCTGGGCCGACCGCTGCGCCGGCTGGATGCAGAAGTGGGAAGCGCGCGCGGATCCTCCGGCAAAGCCCGGCGAGGAATCGAATCCCAACCACGTCGTACCGCTGCTGCAGTGGCAGTGCTTCAACAAGCTGGCGCGGGATCTGCAGGCGCTGCTGGGCGAGGACGCGGAGATCACCGCGCGCCCCACGGGCCCGCAGGACCAGAAGAATGTGGCGAAGATCGGCCGCTACATGACCAGCCGCGTGTTCGACCAGATGGAGCTGATTAACCCTCTGTGCGAATTCGAGTTTCGCCGCATCCTGAACGGGTGGGCGGCGGCCTATCGTCCCTGGTGGCGCCGGGAGTACGACTCCATCATCGGCGGCAAGCGCCAGCGCGTGTGCGACTACGAAGGTCCCGGCTTCTTCCCGCTAGAGCCCGACCATTTGATGGTCCCTCCGGAGCGCGGCGTGCGCTCGATCCAGGAATTCAGCCACGTGATTCGCCGCGTGCGCGTCACGATAGACGATCTGGTGCGAGGCGATGGCACGCTCTACCAAGGAACCAGCAAGCCCGAGATGATCGCCCGGCTCATCAACTGGGCGAAGACCGCACCGACCAACGATTACACCCTGCAGGGGCAAGCCCCCGTGATTGCAGAGCGCGAGAGATCCGAAGGCGTGGACTATGAGAACTTCATGCTGGGCCGCCGGTCTCTCTGGATCTGGGAGTGGTACGGTTTTTGGCGCCCACTGAAGAAGCGGACGAGGGACGCGGAGATTGACGACCTCGAGAACCGCGCGCAGTACGAAACCGACTTCGTGATCAAGTTCATCCCGGGGATGCGCGAAATCATCGGCGTGCAGGACCTGCTCGAGCTGTACCCCAAGATGCGCAAGCGCCGCCCATTCGTGGAATCGACGCTAATCAAGGACGGCACCTACAGGCCTAAGGGCTTTGGGGCGCTGCTCGAGGACATCGAAGACGAGCTCACCGCCAACTCCCGCCTATTCGCCGCGGCCGGCGAGCTTTCGGTGTGGCCTATCGTGTTCTTCAAGCCCGGCGGCGCGCTCAACCCAGGCCCGATGAAAATGGGCCCGCGCATGGCCTACCCAACCGACGATCCCGCCAGCGTCAACGTCATCAAGCTGAATCCGAATCTCGACTTTGCAGTCGCCCGCCAGCAAGACTTGATCACTACAGCCGAGCGGGTCACCAACATCAACGATCAGTCCATGGGCCGCGCCATGTCGCAGCCCAACGCGCCCAAGACGGCGACCGGCCAGCTCGCCTTAATCGAAGAAGGCAACGTGCGCGCCTATCTGGACTCGACGATTCTCCGTGAGGACATGGAGCAAATCATCGGGGATTTCTGGGACCTCGACGTGGATATGGTTCCCAAGACCGAGCCGGGGTTGTTCTTCCGCGTGACCGAGGAGCAAGCCAATGGGTTGTTCGATGTAAAGCAGGGCGGGGCCTTCATGAAACCCGATGAATTCGGAGGACGCTACGACTTCCGCCTGAAATTCGCTACCAGCGTCTACGCGCGCCAGCAGAAGAAAGCCGAATTCTTCACCTTCTACCAGGCCGCAGTGCTCAATCCGCTGGTGATGCAGAATCCCAAGGCCCTGTGGGTGCTGCTCAACCGCCTAGCGAAAGAGTGCGGCATCGATGACTTCGAGAGCTTCATTCCGAAGCCCCCGGATCTCGACACGCCCAAAGATCCCAAGGACGAATGGGCCGAAATGTTGCAAGGGGAGACCGTCGAGGTCAACCCGCAAGACAACGACCAGGCGCATGTGCAACAGCACGTCATGGATCTCGAAGACGAGCGCAAAGATCCAGACCGCGACGTGCAGGCCATCCAGTTAATGGTGAAACATATCCTGGACCACCACCAGCAGATGCGCATTAAGATGCTAATGCAGGCCCAGGTGCAGCAGTTGGCGCAGCACATGGCCGCCAACCCCGGGGCGCTCCAGGAACTGCAACAGCTCTACCAGCCGCAGAACCCCCAGCAGCCCGGCGGCGCCGCCAACAAAACCCCGCTCGGCGCTCCGCCGGCCGGTGCGCCCGGATCGGTCCCGCCGCCGCCCGGCCAGGTCGGATCGAGCGCCGCCCCGCAGCCGCATGAGGGGATGCTGTGACCCCTGAGCCGTACGACTCCGCCGAACTCGACGCATTGATCGAGTTGGAACGCTCCCCCGGCTATGCACTCATCCGGGCGCGGTACGAATTCATGCTCGAGCGGAAGCGTCAGGAACTCGAGAAGCCGCACGATGAAGCCAAGACGGCGCAGATCCGGGGCGAGATTGCGATGCTGCGCGATGTCTTTTGGATCATCGAGAACTTGAAACAGGAAATCCTCGCGCAGTTGAAGGAGTAAATCTATGGCGAAATTGACGATGGCGCAACGGCGCGCCCTTCCCAAATCCGACTTTGCGGTCCCCTCGAAAGCCCCTGGTCCGGGATCGTACCCGATGCCCGACAAAGGCCACATGGTGGCGGCCAAGAGCATGTCGTCGCGCTTCGGAAGCCCCGCAGACAAGGCCGCCGTGGCGAAAAAAGCAAAGAACAAATTTGGAAAGCCCAAGTCCGCCTGGGCCGGTGTCGCCAATCAGATGTTAGGAAGGCAATGAGGATCGGATTCCGTAAGCCGGGGCTGGTTTTTGTGGTCTACCTCAGACGCCAGTTTTCGCTCGAAGTGTGGATCAGGCGGGTAGGATTCGGTTTCGGGATGAATCCTAAGTTTGAGGTGTGGCACTACTGGGGACCTTCCAGATGAACCGCGGCGGCCCGCTGCTGATCGTGGCGGCGCTGATTGCAGGCTTCTTCGTGGGTGGCCGGCTGGCGGCGGGAAATGCCGGTTTCGAGCTGCCTATGCGCTGGAATCTCTTCGCCCGCCACGCCAATGCCTATATCCAAGTGCTCGAAGCGAACCCCGCGAAACGGCAGCAGAACAAAGACCGGCTTAACCGCGAGTGGGAGGCATTGTACCGCTGTGAGTGTTTTTAGCCCAGCCTTCTATATCGGCGTCCGCTGCCATTATTGCAACAAATTCCGAGCGCCTTTCGACATCCTGCACCAGCCGGGCGGCGTACAGATCTGCACCGGCTGCGAGCAGCGGCACCTGGAAGCGCTCGAAGCCATCGGTACCGGCAACTTTCTGGGGGAGTGCTCGGAGTGCCACAAGACCGCAGAGCAGTTGCACAGTCCGAGCGGCCAGATGGCAATGCACTTTGAAGACGGCAAGTACCGGGCTATGTGCGTCGAGTGCGATCGCGCATACGTCCCCAAGCGCCGCGAGTTGTACGGGGAAACCGAGTACGGCCACGGTCTCAAATTGAAGTAGGCCGGATTAACGGCGGAAGTCCGAAGATCATTCGTTCCTCGGCTTCAACTCTGTCGCGTATGGACTGCGCCAACGTTTCACAAATCTGATCCTCGATAACTCCCCGTCTGGTGACCTCTTTCGATAAGAGCACCTCATCCGGGATGATTGCCCGCCCGTCCATAGAACCAGTTTAACGTCCTCTCTGCCGATGCGCGAACGTCTCCACCGGAGCTTCGAGCACGCGCAGGTAATACCAAAAAGGAGAATATGATACCCGAGCCAGTGGTCGAAGCCGACCCTAAAAACCCTCCTGCGTCCCAACCGGGCCAGGGCAAAGATAAAGACGCCTACACGCCTTTGAGTAAAGAACAGGCAGAGTCGCTACAACGCGAACGCGATGAAGCCAAAGAATCGGAGCGCTACTGGGCGGGAATGGCGCGCAACGGCGGCGGGAGACAGGCCGAGTCCGCCGGGGAAGTGAACAACGATCCCGACGCCAACGAGTTCCTGGACCCCGAGGCCAACGGCGGAATCGACGGCGACACCCCGGAGCAATTGGTGGATGAACTGGCGGCCAAGGGCGTAGGGGCCCTCAAGGCGCGCGGCTTCGTGACCGCGGCAGACGCCCAGAGGCTGGCCACGGACATAGCCCTGAAGGTCTCCCGGGAATTGATCGCCCGGGAACGTGGCAAGATTACCAGCGACAACACGCTCATGTCGGACTTCCCTGAGTTGCGGGACAACGAATCGGATCTCTTCAAGGCAACCAGGGCCATCTACCAGAAAGCCATCGCCATGGACCCAGAGGCCCGCAAAACGCCGGTAGCCCTGTATCTGGCGGCCACCGCAGCCAAAGCGGCGCTCAAACCGAAAGCGCCGGCCAAACCCGCGGCGCTCGACCCGGAGGAAGAGGACCTGTACGAGCGGGCGGGCGAAACCGAAGCCGAACGTCGGCAGCGCATCGCCTCGCAGACCCCCAACAGAAACCGGGGCGACCTCGACGACAGCGATACCGCGATCGGGCCCGAAGCGCGGGCGGTGCTGAAACAGATGGGCGGAGTTACGGATGAACAGTTCCTAGCGTCCAGGAAAGAGACGGCCAATATGCGAGGGAGGCGAAGGTAATGTCGAAATCGAAAAGCGAGCAGATCCGCGAGAACCAGGAGGCGGCCGGCATTCCCGACTCGCGCACGTTTACGGCGCCGGACGGCGAACTGGAAGGCGGCGTGTCCCGGATCCGCCAGTGTCACATCAACGGCGTACTCATTGGCGAGATGCCCTTGGGGCCGGAAGTGCTCTCCGCGCTGGACTACTGGGCGACCGATGAGGGTATCGCCGAACGCAACGCACGGCCGGAGATGCGCGAACCGAGCGGTATTTCACTGGGAGTCGACGGCTTCGGCAAAGCCTTGCAACAGCGGCGCGATGACGTGAAAGACCGCGACATCAATCTCTACGAGGCCCGCGACCCCTTCAAAGAAGCGGCCCAATTCGCAGGCCCGAACATGCGGCCCAAGATGCTCTCCGGGGACGCCATCAAAAACGGGGGCACCGGGGACTGGGACATCGTGAAGTATCCAACAGACCACGCGCGGGCCGGCGAACCGGTGAAAGTGCGCGACATGGTACTGGGCCAGATGCCCGAAGCCAAAGCGAAGGCGCGTAACGAGCATTACCGCGCCCGCGGCAACAATATGCTGAAGCAGATCAGTGAAAAGTGGAAGGCCGAAGGCGGCAAGACCGCCGTAGCCGATCAGTAAATCAAGTGTTTGTGATCGGGGCACAAGAAGAGCATTTGGGGCATAAGGAAGTTCCAGCCTTCCCCTAAATCGTCCGCCGGTAACAGACGGCGGCAACTCTTCACAGCGCAGTAAATCGGCCTCAGATCCTCTAACGTCAGTCTGATCATCCGCACTAGTTCAACGTACCACGCGAAGCAGGCGCGTCCAGCGGTAAGACCGCCGTAGCCGATCAGTAAGCACCAAACGGGACAGGGGTACGGGCCTTACTCGGCAACCGATATCGGCTAGCCGACCATACCGTCCTTCGGCTCTCCGCCCCGTCTGGTCTGCGCAGTAAGCGACTTTTATTAGAACACGCGAAGCAGGCGCGTCCAGCAGTACCGTCCCTCTAGGGCACCCGGACGCGGTTTCCACCTCGACCCAGCCAAGGTCTTCGCTCCTTTGAGGCAATCGCAAATCACAGGAGTGAAATCTCTATGGCAAACGTAAACTCGGTCTTCGGCTTCCGGCCGACGATGCGAACATTCACCGGAGGCTCGGGCACCGGGATTCCGGCTCACAAAATCGTGGGCGATGGCGTGGCTCTCTACATCGGAGATGCTGTCAACCAGGCCAACGGCGCCACCAAATCCACCCGCGCCATCAAGGCCGCAGCCAACGCCGGGACGAGCGTCGTTCTGGGCGTCAACCTGATCTACGGCGCCGTCTCGACGCTCACCGACCACATCATCGTGCTGGCCGCCAGCGCCATCTTCCTGGCGCAGTTGGACGGTTCGTCCAACAACTACACCAACGCCAAAGCCAGCTACAACGCGAACCTCAACTTTTCGGCGGGCAGCGCCACGACCAAGATCTCTGGTATGGCTTTGGTCGAATCGACCATCGCCACCACCAACACGCTCGACGCCAAGATGCGCGGCCTCTACCAGTCGCCCAACAACACGTCCGGTCAGTACGCGGTCGTGTATATGAGCTTCAACAACTTGGTCGATGCGGACCAGAAGGCGGGCATCTAAATGCAAATCAGAGGCCAATTTTCCGATTTCTTCTTTGAAACGATGCTCCCGGCTCTCAATGCCAAGATCTGGGCCAACTTCAAAGCCAAGCCCCCGATGTATACCAGGGTGCTCAACACCGACACCACCGCGCGCTCCATCGAGCAGTTCTCGCAGATGGTCGGAGTCGGATTGCCTACTGCGGTAGGCGAAACCGAAGACACCCCCACGGACAACTTCATTCAGGGGTTCAACAAGACGTTCCGCCCCTTGAAATACGGGCTGGGGATCGCCGCCTCGCAAGAGTTGGTCGAAGACGATAAGGTCGGCATCATCAGCCGCCGCTCAGTCGCTCTCGCCAATTCCATCGCCCAGGCGCGCGAGATTCAAGCAGCCAGCGTTATCAACAACGGCTTCTCCTCGACGGATGCCAACGGCAACAGCACGCTTTGCCCGGATGGCAAGGTGCTTTTTGCCTCCGACCATCCTCTGATCAAATCCGGCGGCACGCAATCGAACCTGCTCTCGAGTGCGGCCGACCTGGACGTCACCTCGCTCGAGCTGGCGCTGACCGACTGGGAACTGATCAAGACGCATGAAGGCTTCTACCAGATGCTGCCCACACCCCGCGTGCTGGTAGCCTCGCAAAACAGGTGGAACGTGGCGGAAATCCTGAAGTCTCAGATGCGCTCCGACACACCGAACCACACTGCCAACGCTTTCCAGTACACCGAAACCGGCGGCACTATCGAATCCATGTGCTGGGCCGGATTCCTCACAGATCCGGATGCCTGGTTCCTGATCGCTCCTCCCGACCAGACCGAGTTGCTCTGGCTCGACCGCAAAGCTCCCTACACCAAAGCCGATTACATCGAGAAATCGGAAACCGGGATCATTTACATGCGGTATCGCGCGACCTTCGGCAATCACGGCTGGGCCGGCGTCTACGGCACTCCCGGCGCGTAGTTCGTTTCCTCTCCTTGCTCCGCGGGGAGTTCTCAACCGCTCCCCGCTTTTTTTCAACCCACTCACCAACACAGAACAGACGGGACCACCATGTCATTTCCATCGGATACGCAGCGGGGCATTCCCGCTTGGCTTGCCAAATTCGGGCCGACGCTCTTCAGGGCCCGCTATCGCGCTTCGGTAGGCGACTCCAACGCCGCCACCAAAGTGCCCGTGATCATTCAAGGGGCGCCCTCGCAGACCGCCAACCTGTTCGAGTGCTACGACTCGGCCAAGAACCTGCTGGCCGCGATCGACGCCTCGGGCGTGGTGACTTCCGCCGGCGGCGTGACCAATCCCTCCGCCAATAGCCTTGCCATCTCGACGCTAGTGCGGGGTACCAACGGGCAACTGCTGATCGGGCAGACCGGGGCAGCGACGGCGTACGAGACCGTGACCGGGGACGTCGGCATCACCGCGGGCGGGGTTACCGCCCTCGCCTCGAGCGTATTGAAAGTGGTCAGCGTCAGTTTGACCAACGCCAATATCAAGAACCTGCGAGCCACGCCGTTTCAACTCGTTGCGGCACCCGCCGCCAACTTCATGCTGGAGTTCATTTCCGCCAAATTGCTGCTGGTGGCGGGAATCAATGTGCTCACCGAAGCGGGCTACAACCTGGCGGTGAAGTTCACCGACGGCTCGGGCGCGCAAGTGTCCCAGACCATCGAATGCACGGGGTTCATCGATCAGGCGACCAACACGATTACTAACGGGCTCCCCAAGATCGACGCCATCGTGCCGGCCGCCTCCGCGTCCGCCGCGGCGCTGGTGCTCCATAACCTGGGCGGCGCTGAATTCGGCGGCAATGCGGGCGTCGACGCCACCATGAAAATCGACATCGTGTACCGCGTACACGCGACGAACTAAAAGGACCAACCTATGTCAACCGTCCAATCCGACGCCACCGTTACGATTGCCGCCGGGGCTACCGGCCTATCCACCGCCGTCAACGTGGGCAACAAAGTTCCGGTAGCCGTGTTTGTTCCGGCGGCCTGGGTCTCGGCTGCGCTGAGTTTCCAGGTCTCCTACGACCAGGGCACCACCTGGGCCGACTATTTCAATTCCGCCGGCGTCGAGGTCTCCGTGTCGGCCGCCATCATGGGCGCGGCGGCGACGGCGGCGCGGCCGGTCACGCTCGACCCCTCGGACTTCGCCGGCGTCATGTTCCTCAAACTGCGCTCGGGCGTCTCTGGCGCCGCGGTGGATCAGACCGCCAGCCGGAAGGTGCAGATCTACACCCGCAAATTCTACCCGGTAGGCTAACCATGCGAAAACTCTGGCTCCTTCTTTTCATAGCCCTGCCTCTTTCCGCTCAGTTTGGCAACAATGCCAAGAAGTGGATGGGGCTATCGTTGTGCCCCAGCATGTCGACCGTCTCAACCAACCTCTGGATACCGCAGTGGGACTCCACGAACTTGTGCTGGAAAGCTGCGGCCAACGGGGGCGCTTCCGGGAGCGGCCTATCCTCCTTCACGTCGCCCAACTCCTCGGTGACCATCGGCGGCACTCTGCTTGATCCCACGGCAGATATCAATACGACCTATACCAACGGCCTCTATCCGCAATTGGGCGCGGGCAATACCTACACGGCGGGATCTAAGCAGAGCTTCAATCCGAGCGCGACAACGGCCGGTGCGCGCATCGTTCCAGGGGCTTGGTTTAGTGCCCCCATTGCCGGGGATCAAGGAGTCAATGCGGCGGGAGATTTCGGAACCAACGACGGCGTAAACAACCGATTTTATTTTTACATTAACGCCGCCGATCCTAACGCTCCCGGACTCCCGACCGGCACAGATCTTTTGCTTCGACCTTGCGAAATTGTCATCGGCAGTTTGGGCACGGGCTCTACCGCATTGGCGACAGACAACACGCCGGTCAGTCTATGCGACAGCCCCTTCACCGGATCTCTGAAGATCACCGAGGTCAAGTGCTATGCAGACTCCTCCACAGGAGCGCCAGCGGTGGAACCGAAGATCACAGGCGGCGCGGCGACCTCGATTCTGACTGGCCCAATCGCCTGCGGAAACGGCGCGTTTGGGAGCGCGGGCACGCTCAACGGATCTCCGGTGCAAACCACCGATCAGAGTATTGACGGCGTGATCACCACGGCGGGCGGAACGGCGAAGTACATCATCATCCGAATCAAGAGGTCCCTGTGAGACTGGCCATTTTACTTTGCATCGCTTCGCGTCTTTTCGGAGCGCAGGGATTTGTGAACGCGGCAATTCATGAGGCCTTAGACGACGTTAGTGTGAGTATCTCGTTGACCTCGCCAAACGCCGTTTACTGCCTAACGCAGGCGAGCAACACCTCCGTGATTACTTCCGTGGGTGCCGATGATGGAGCGGGACATACATTCAGCCTTACCGGAGCAACGCAATTCTCCGATATCGCCAACATGCAGTGGTTTTATGCCATTCGCGTGGTAACCACAGCCACGTATACGATCACGTCATCTTATACGGCTGGCGGCACTTTTCGGGCCATCACTTGCTACGAGGTGTCTGGTGTTCCTGCGACAGGGGTGGTGGACGTCAATAACGCCGCTGGAACTGCCGGGTCGGGAACATCGTGTACGACCGCTTCCTTCAGCACGGCTCAGGCGAGCGAGGTGGTGGTGGTTGGCGTGGCCCCGGCCGCAGCATCCCAAACCTTTAGCGCGGGAGCTGGGTATACGATGCCGGCTATTTCTATGACGTTTTCGGGAAGCGAATACCAGGCATTCTCATCGCCACAGGCCGGGGTTGCCGCGACGGACAACTACAGTTCCAACGTTGCCAGTATGTGCCTGGCGTTCAGCATGAAGGACAATGCCGCGACTGCCTCCATACCGATGAGGAGCATTCAATGAAACTTGCCCTCTGCCTCTTGCTTTCTGGCATCGCATGGGGCCAGTTGAGCCCCTACACGGACCAGACCGTCCTACTTCTGGACGTGGGCGCGAAGGACGTAGCCGTAACCAACCTCGACGCCTTGGGCGGCGTGCAGCATATTCCTCTGCCGGTGGACGGGACGCACCGGGCTAGAGTGTGGCTGTCGCGGTACTCTCCCTGTCCAGGATCTACGGTTCCGGGATTTACAGACACGCATTGCACTGCACCGGGGGGTTCCGCGACTGCCTGCACTGGTTCTTGCGCGATCTCTCTACATCAGGAGTATGGGCCGTACTCCCGCCGCTTCTCGATTTGTGATTTGGCTGGGACTACCTGTGGAACCCCAAGCTCCTTCGAGCGCATGCCAGCGGTCAATCCGGCTCCCACCAATTCTCCCTATACCGTCCCGCTCTACATTTATGGGACCGGGGGAAACCAGAAAAGTTTCAACGTCCCAATTGCTGGCGGGCAGACCGTGAGCGGTTTACGGCTATGGACATGGTTGTTCCAGACGCCGCGCCGAAAATTGAGCGTTGGCTTCAACTCGCAGCCGATGAAGCTGATCGACACGGTAAACGTAATTAAGGTGACCACTAGCGGGACCGTCTGCACGATGGTAACCGACCGTCCGCACGGCTTGAGCAATGGGCAGTTGGCACAACTTAACTTCTTCAATACCACATGGTTCAGCGATGGCGGCCAAGCACAACTAAATGGAAACTTTAACGTGACCGTTGTGGACGATTCCACGTTTACCGTGCCCTGCACTCTGAGCGCAGACGCTAGCGGAACGCATTGGACCACAGGCTCCAATTGGAATGCCGACCTGCCCCCAGCCCAGGTGGGCTACGCAACAGGGAAGACGGTGAGCGGAACGGTGTTCTATTCAAGTGAGGAGAAATTCTTTGGCGGGATGGATTCCAACGGACAGGCTTTTATGGCCACCGTGCCTATCGGCGCATCTGAATTGACGGCAGGGGCAACAAACGTCGTGAAGTTCCAATACAACGGAGCACCCACAGGAGCCAGCCTGAACCAATGGGTGCTTGACTGGAACGTCGTAGAGCCCGACAAAGAATTGGACCAGATCGTGGTGACCGGCCTCAATGCCGTGGCGCGGACCACCACGAACTTCACCTGCGTAGTGGGCGATACGTACATTATCCAGAATGCTCCTGGCCCACTATGGCGCTTCAATCTGGAACGGGTCGTTACGGCTTGTCCGGACGGAACTGGCGCGAATGCCAGCACGCATTTTACGTTCTTGTGGGGACCAGACACGGACGGATTTCAAGAATATGAAACTCTGACGCAGACGCCGAGCACTACGTCCACCGATCCGTTCTATACTGCACCTGGAACCTACGTGGTGCGCACGGCTCGCGACACAACGATCACACCGAACCAGCATATGTACGCAGCGCGAGCGATTATCGCCAAGAGCAATTTCGTAGCGTATAAACCATCGGTGGAAAATCGCGTCTCCGCTGGAAGCGTGAGCAACGGGCACACGCTATTCGATACGGTTCCGATAAAGACCAGGAATCCCTATTTCAACCACCAGGAACTTACGCCATGCGCTGGTTGTCACATGGATGGAGGCTTCTCGTTTAAGTACGGCCAGGCTCCTTCTGACGTGATCCACTTCGGCGCGGTGCAGGACGGGTTCTCAGATTCTGACGCAGAGGATATTCTCGCCTACATTCAAAGCAATACCCTCACCCCGCCCGTGCGAAGCCGGTGGTGGAATCCTCTGCTACAGGGGGGTAAGACCTGCGGCAGTATTTCGTCGGCCGATCGTTTGGCAGGAAATGGCATCCGCTGGAAGTTGGTGTACGATCAAGACCTACCAGAGTACCTGATCCCTGGAGGCTCGTTTGCCAAGTGGGCGGCGAACCAAAACTTGGATTTTTTCTGCATCCCGTTGCCGATCACCAACCCGCATTGGATTCGCTGGTTCCCAGCAGAACACCCCTTGGATTTCTTTGCGTCGCTCGGCCTGGACTTCACCGCACAGGCGGCCTGGACAGATTACGTGGCATACAAGGCGGCGCTTAAATTTGGCGCAGCGAACAATTTCACGCAACTCGAAAAAGGAACCCTGGGGGGGTCCGGTGTGGCTTACCGGATCGGTGCAGCGGCAGGAACCGACGATGCAAAATTGACGGCCCCAAACACGCAGGCTTGGGACTTGAACGGTTTGGCATTCAAGACTACAGGCGTGGGAAGCTGCACTTCCACTAATGTTGAGGTGGGCGCTGGAGGCGCATCGTCCAACGCCGTCTCGATCACGGAAACTCTGCACCATAGCCTCTTCGTCCTCACCACGTCAACATCAGGGGCCACCGCTACAATAGGAGACACAAAAGGCGAGACCTTCGTTGCGACGCTAGGATCTCCGTACAGCGGGAGCGCGGGTCTTCCGACGCTCTATTATTCCTGGTACGTCAAGGACACCGGGGCGGGAGCCAATACGATCACGGCAGCGTACTCAGGGAGCAATCAGTACCCGGCGTTATCGGTCGTAGATTGCTCCAACGTGGACCACGTGAACACCTTCGACGCGCAGCACTCGGCCAGCGGATCGGGTACGGCAGGCTACGTTAGTAGCGGAAACTTCACAACGTCGGCGGCAGGCGACATCATCATCGGCTGGGGAAACTACGCGGCGGCTGGAGGATTTCCGGCCCCCTCGATCTTGACCGCCTACGAAGGCAACGCAAACTATCTCGGCAATCTCGTTTCTCCGTCCCCGGATATTAGTGCGGCGAAGGCAGCCACTGGCATTTTCGATTATAAGAACACTCCGAGCCGTGGAATGGCCTGCTATCAAGCCCCGACCTTTGTGTGCCAGGCTAGCCACTACCTCAGCATTTGGTGGTCTAACCGAACTCTCGAACTGATCCAGGCCATCGCGGGACTGGGAGGCAAGCACGATACGATCATTGCCGACTACATGTTATCCAGCCAGGGATTGACGCTCGATTCACATTCCGGGGCTTACACTCCAAACGGCTATTTCACCAATGCCCTATTCGACACTGGCCCGCATAAAGCAAATATCGGAGACAACTGCTTCCATCTCCAATTTCAAGGGCTCTTCACCTGCGCGAATACGATCCTGGATACGGCGATGTGGTATATGCTGCAGTTCCAGCAGGGCAACCGGAACCACTTCGCCAGTGGAGACAATCCGATCGACGTTCCCTATAACTACCTTTTCACTGGAGGCCTGTCGGGCTCTCGCTCTATGTTCTGGATGAGTTGGATGGGCAATTCGCAGAACGCTCAAATGACGTGGGGTTGGCCGAACATGAACAACATGGACATGACCTATTTAGCCGGCAAGTTCATGATCGGCGGGCTAAACACCCAAGGTCACGATCAATTCATCACCGAAGCGGAAAAGGCCACGGTGATGAACGAGTGGGTGCAGCAATTCTTAGAGCTTAAAGCGCGGTTCACGGTCGCCGCCGATTGGCAGACTAAGTTCCCCTGTACGTCACCATTGGCTGGCGGCGCAGCGTTGGCTTGGGGCACCAGTTCTAGTCAAATCTGCCAGGATTGGGCCATGACGCTGCCGATCCTCAACCACTACAACAGCGGAAATTTCGCTGGGGGACCCAACCCAGCCGATATCGACACCATCCAGGACTGGCTGCAAACGCTCTACCCGACTCCAGGCGGCGTGGCCTACAACTGGACCACGGAGCGCAACGAGCCGTGCTCGTTCAACTGGGGGTCGATTGGGGTTGGTGGCAATAACAATCCGCCTGTGCTGTTGTCTTGCACCTTCCAGTAACCATCATGGCTGCGGCGGCTTCTCCAAAATAGCTTTGCCGTGATCGAGATGCGGCGCATGGTAGGCCTCTACGAAATAGTCAATACCGGTTGGCCAATGCAGCGCTCGTCTTGCGCGAGTAATCCAGTCTCGAATGGTTCTCATTTTGAACCCCCGTCACACCCCAGTCTAGCGCGCTCTGCGGACGCCTGATCTATCTCAATAGGAAAACCCGAATGAGCACTTACGGCGATACCCGATTACGCTGCGTCAAAGAAGTTCCGGGGATAGACTTTGCCCTATGGGATGGATACCTCTTAGACCGCTATACAGCGATCCTGGACCGCTTGCAGTGGGCCCGCCTGGATGAGCAATCCATTCTCACCACCGTGGCCCCCTACGCGACGGGAACCGTGGCGCTCGTCCAAGGAGCCAATAGCATAGCCTTGACCGGAGGGACGTTCACGACGGGCATGACGGGCCGTGGTTTCCGGGTGCCGGGCCGCGACGAATGGTACAGCTTCACGTACGTGGGCGCCGCTTCAGGCCTCCTCGATCGCCTCTACGAAGGCCCGACCAATGCCCTCTCCCAGTACAAAATCTATCAGGCCATCTACGCCCTGAGCGCAACTACAAAGCTGGTCAAGAGCCTCACGCTGCCCGGCTGGGGGCCGCTCACCCGCACCAGCCCCGGCGAGTTGAACGCCAGCGCCCCCAGCCGCACCACCTTCGCGGCACCCTCGAGCTTCGCGCCTTACATGGACGACTCGGAAGACCCCCCGCATCTGCAGATCGAACTCTACCCAGTTCCCGATGCGGTGTACAGTATCATGCTGGCCTCTACCGCGGAGGCTCGGGGAATCTCCGGCACCGGCACTACCCTGCTGCCGTGGATGCGGCCGAGTTGCCTGTTCGCCGGCGCGGTAGCCGATGCTTTCCTCCATGCGAAAGACATCAACTCGGCCATGGCCTGGGAAGTGAAATACAAGGAACGCCTAGCGGATATGGTGCGCACCGAGAACGCCTCGAGCGGGCCGCTGGTGATGACGCTGGACGACTATTACACAAGACATCGGATGCGCCGCTTTCAACGCTAGAATCCCCCCTTTCAGGAGACAAACAAAATGGCTGCAGCAGGACCGTGGGTACTTTACAACGATTTCAAGCTGAACGCCTTCAAGAAGCTGATGGACTTGTCGGCGGACAGCTTCAAGCTGGCCCTGGTCACCTCGGCCTCGACGGCAATCAGCGCCACTCTGACGCCGGCTACCTATGCCGGATTCAATAACGAGGTTTCCAATGCCAACGGCTACACGACCGGAGGCGCGGCGGCCGGCTCACCCACGCTTACCGGAGGGGGAGCCACGGCCACGATCACCTTCGACCTTGCCGATGTGCCTTGGACAGCCTCGGCCTCCGGAATCACGGCACGCGCCGCGGTCCTCTACGACGACACGGCGACGTCCAAGAACCTCATTGCGTACTGCCTGCTCGATTCCACCCCGGCCGATGTCGTAGTGGCGGCGGGGAACACTCTCACCGTGCAGATCACCAACGTATTCACCGACGCATAGGGCTAACCCTTGGCGACTACTTTCAACCAGACGCAGTTTCGCGGGCGCAATGACGACGGCACCCAGGTTACCGCCACCTGGATTGCGGCTACTAATGCGAACTGGGGCCAAAAGCCGGGGGTCACCTTCCGGCTCCGCTTCACCATCTCCCAGACGAGTACCGCCGGGACCTTGGCGGGGCAACTGCAGGTACAGAAGAACGCGCTCGGCTGGGCCTCCGTGACGGGTTCCTCCTCGGTAGCCAAAGCCGTGGCATCCGGAACGGTTACTGACGGCACGGCCACCACGCAGTTAATCAGCACAGGAACGTTCGTCGCCGGATCAACCGATACCGCGGATGGGCTGTGCGCCACCACCGGCTCTATCGCCAGCGGCTCTTTTACCGAGTTGGAATTCTGCCTTCAGATCAACACGGCGGATGTAACCGCGGCTGATACGGTTACGTTCAGGGTCGTACGGTCCACAGCTACGATCTTTATCGGCACGTACCTGAGCCCTGTCGTCAATCTGAAGATCACGAAATCTCCGGCCGCTGTCGCCGCCAGTTTCACCGCAGCCACCCCAGCTCTGAAACTGACCGTCAAGCCCGCGACCGTTGCCGAAGTCTTCACGGCGGCCACGCCCACGGTTAAGAACGGACTGACCAAGACCCCGGCAACGGTCGCGGCCAGTTTTAGCGCCGCCACGCCAACTCTCAAGCTGACGGTAAAGCCTGCCACGGTTGCCGCCACCTTCGCAGGCGCTACGCCCACGGTCAAAAACGGGCCGGTCAAGGCACCGTCGACGGTTGCCGCGAGCTTCAGCGCCGCCACGCCTGCATTAAAGCTCACTGTTAAGCCGGCGACGGTTGCGGCCACGTTCACCCCGGCCACCCCGATCGTCAAGAGGGTAGCCAAGCCCGCCACGGTTGCAGCCACATTTGCCGCGGCCACCCCGGCTCTGAAACTGACCGTCAAACCCGCGACGGTCGCCGCTACATTTGCCGCCGCCACCCCCATCGTGAAACGGGTTGCCAAACCCGCGACGGTCGCCGCTACGTTCACTGGGGCGGCAGTGAAATGGAAACTTACCGTCAATCCCGCGACCGTGGCGGAAACTTTCACCAGCGCCGCAACAGCGTGGAAACTGACGGTCAAGCCTTCTACGGTTGCGGCCACGTTCACGCCCGCGAGTCCGGCGGTGGCAGTCGGAACTCCGTCGATCGCCAAGACTCCGGCCACGGTAGCGGCCTACTTTTCGGCCGCGACTCCCGCGCTCCAGTTCACGTTACGGCCGCCCACAGGCACGGCCCTCTATGCAATGGGGAATCCGGCTCTCGGCCTGTGGGTAACTCCAGCCACGGCGCCAGCGCTCCTCTTCACGGGCGGCGAGGTAGTGTTCGTCTCCGCCCTCGGCCCTCAGCCCCAGGCGGGCCTCTTCGGTAGTGCGATGGCGCCTGTTGGCGGGAGCATGGACTTTCAGGCGCCCCCTGTTGGCGGCTCTTGCGCGTATGGCACCGCCCCTGTCGGCGGGAGCGTGCTTTGACTGTCAGCGAGTTAACGGCGCGCGTCGAGCAGAGAATCGATGACGATACGACCGCACCGGCCACGGTGCAGCCGGGCGAGATACTGGCAGCGCTCAATGAAGGACAGGACCTGGCCTCATGGCTGACACTCTGCCTGGAAAGCGTCGTTTCCTGGACCCTGCCGTCTCTCGCAACGTTTCTTTCGATCCGCGCCACCTTCCCGGATTTCCTGGTTCCGTTGCGTCTCGAGATCGCCGGCGCGCGGATCCGGCCGGCCACGGTCGCGGACCTCGACGCCGAAAACAGCAACTGGCAGGCGACGGTTGGCACGCCCAAGCGGTATTTCACCTTCGGCTGGAACTTCGCCGGGGTGACGCCGCAACCGTTGAACGACACCGTGGCTACGTTGACCTACGCGCGGGCACCAGTGCAGCTCGTTGGAGATGCTTTCCCTGAATTGCCGGTCCAGTACGACGAATCCCTAATCTGCTACGCGATCTACAAGGTCCGTCTCAAAGAGGGAGCACAAGGGTTAGAGAGGGGCTTGAAATACCTCAACAAGGCCCTGGACGACTGGACCGAACTAGGAGATTTCATCCGCAATCGTTCGCGGGCTGCACGATATGACGTCTTACCGTGGGAGCTGAGGATGTTCGACCGTTCCCGTTTAGCTGCACCGAAGCCGCCTAGAAAGTAATCCCCCTCGAGGTTTTCCATTCCTATGCTGCGCTCTATTCGCTTGATCCTCGTCTGCGCGTTGGGGCTTTCCGCCCAGACCGCCCGCTATCCCAACGCCATCGCCACAAATACCGACCTCACCGACCTGGCCGACCGCGCGCAGACCACTTTGAACGGCTCGGCCATGAACGCCTCGCAGACGTTCGCCACCGTGGTATCGAGTTCCAAGTTCACAACGAACATGATCATCACGATCGATAACGAACAGATGAAAATCTGCTCGATCTCGCCTGCGAATCAGTTGAATTTCGGCAACGCCTCTTGTCCCAACGTGGACGGCCGCGGCTGGGCGGGAACCACGGCCACCTCGCACCAGACGGCGGTGCTCGTCTCGGATTACTTCACGGCCTATCAGTTCAAAGCCCTGCGGGAAGAGATCAAAGCCATCGAGTCGACGCTGGGCACGAATCTTTCGAACGCCGGCGTCAGTTACTTCGCGGATGCCAAAAACATGGCGTTTACCCCGCTCACCCCGGGCGGCGCGCTGGCGAACGGCAACAATACCGTGACCCTTTCTCTAGTCCCCCCAGGAGTGAACGGTTCCGATGCCAACCACTGGCTGTGGGTCTCGGGCGGCACAGGCACGGCGGAACCGTGCAAGGTCAACGGCGGAACCGGCGTAGCCTCCCAAGTGAATGGGCAGATCATCCTGGCTTGCACCGGCTCACACACCAACGCCTGGACCGTCCAGAGCGCCACTGGAGGCATCCAGGAAGCCATGCAGGCGGCTTCGACCGCGGGCGGCGGCACGGCCCTAGCGCGCGTGGGCACGTATCCCCTTTACGCGGCGCCGCGCGTTCTATCGAATGTGACGCTGTGGCTCATGCCTGGCGCCACGATGCAGGTTGTCGCCAACCAGTGGCCCGCGACTCCCACTGCGCCTTGGACCGGCAGTTCGGGCGGCGCGAACACGCCAATCGGGCTCCTCAGCGGCTATCTGGCGGTGAACTGCACCATCCGCGGCGGCATCTTCGACGCCAACGGGGCGAATCAAGGGAACGCGACGTATGGGCAGGACATCGGATTGGATGCTGCGACCAATTGTCTGGTGGAGGGAACCGAGGTCATCAATTCATATCACGATGGCGCCATGTTCGCCGCGCTGGATAGCGTTTCCCCGTTGGGCTCCGGGAACCGGTTTCTCAATGTGACGGGTCATGGCCCCTCGCGCACGGTCGGAAACTGCCCGGGCGGCGTCTTCTCGCAATCTCCCAATACCACAGTAGACAATCCGGTCCTAGATGGCATGTGCGACGAGGGGATCGTCGCCAATGGACCGCAAGCTGTCGGTTTCTCGCTGCACGGCGGCAAAATTACCGGCAACGTCAATGCCGTGGTGAACGGGGCCCACGCCGAGAATAGCTCGAACACCAGCTTCGAAGGCTTGCACTGCTACGGCAGGGTGGGGAATTGTGTCTTGTTCGCGCCGAGCGATTCGGGTGGCTCGAACATGCACACTTTGAGCGCCGTGGACATCAAGGCCTTCACCGATGGCACGTATTCACCCACCACGCTCGTAGGCATCACCGACGATATGAACGGCCATATTGTCTCCGACTGGAGCGTGATCGGCGGCTCGATCGACCGCGGCTCCTCGCGCGGCGTTCTGGTCTATCCCAATGCTTCCGGCGGCGTCACCAACGGCCTGGTTAGCGGCGTAGTGATCCGCAATACTGCGTCCAACGGCCTCGAGATCCGGGCTCCCGCGACCAAAATCAACGTGGCCAACAACACGGTTACGGGCAGCATTTCCGGCTCGGATATCCTGATGTGCGCCCCGGCGACCAACTGCCCGGGCTCCGTGGTTTCGTTCAACCACACCACCGATGCCTTCGATAACCTGCTGGTTACCGCACAGCAACCGCTCTTTCAAGCCACGCACGCCACCGCCCCGGCGTTCGCATGGGTCACGACGGCAGCGCCGGCCAATCAGAAGAACTGGTATTTCGCCATCAATGGAGGCGATCCTACGCAACTCACGTTGCTCTCCGCCAACGATGCGGGCAGTTCCACGAGCCCGTTTCTGACGTTCAACCGCTCGGGAGCTTCCTACACAGCTTCCTCGATCAACGTCTTTACGCCGCTTTCCGTTTCCACCCTGGCAAATTCCGCCGATCAAGGCCTCTATAGCTTCGCGCCCAATGGGTCATTCATCAAGAAACTGCCTTCTGCGAGCGCGGGTCTCTATAATCCGCTCGTTCAAAATCTGGACCAGCTCGTTACGGATGCCGCCGGGTCCGGGGCGATCAACACCGGGGGATTCTGCTTCCCTTGCCCGTATTCCACGTCGTCATTCGGGGCACGCTGGGACAACGTAGCCAAGAGCCTGAATGTCTACGCGGTTACTCACACGTTCAATACGACCGCCAATTCCTCCGACGATAACCTGTCCGCGAAAGCCCCCAACGGCGCGTATATCCGGTTCTTGCCCCACACCGCGGGAGCCCTGCAAGCGCTTTCCTCTGCGGGAGTCGCAGGCGCCATCGATACCGGAGTGCTCAGCCTGAGCCCCTTCTCTACGACGGCGTTCACGCTAAACATGGACAATGTGACGAAGCGAATCAACGCCACGGGGCTGATGCGCATGACGCCCGTTTTATTTGGCGCCTTGCCCGCTTGCGCTGCGGGTTCCGAGGGCGCGTACGCCTCCGTCACGGATGCGAGCGCAGCCACTTGGGGAACTACCATCACCGGATCGAGCACCAACCATGTGCTCGTCTACTGCGATGGCACGAATTGGAGCGTGGCAGGGAAATGAGTCTGGGCAATAGCGCACTCTGGGGCAACGTCCTCCCCGGCGGACCGCTCACCGACGTACAGGCGGGGAACCTGGACTCGACGCAGGTTGTTGACGAGCTGCTCCCGGCACTCCATGCGGCCTCACGTGCCGATCTGACGTTCTGGGTCGAAGGGGATATCATCAACTGGATGGACGAGTGCTTGAAGCGTCTCGCGCGTCTCGCGTGCGTGTTCGCGGGCCGGGAGCAATCGACACTCACCGTGCCAGGGCAAGCCAACTACACCCAGCCGCCCCAACATATCTCGACGTTGCACGTGAGCGTCGACGGATTTCCGTTACGACCCGCCAACACCCTGGAGATGGAAGCGCGGGACGATGGTTTCCGCACCACGCCCTGCATTTCCCCGAATCCGCCTACCGACTGGTACGAAGACATGGTGGGCGTCGACGCGATCGCGTTTGCGCCTGTGCCGGCCGATGAGCTGCCCTTGGCGCGCATCTATGAGGGCTGGCCGCCTACGCTGGACGCCGGCGGGCAGCAGACCCTGGTAGCGGCGCCGGGCCCGCTGAAAGGGTATTTGACATTTGCAGTGCTCGGGGAAGCTTACGGGAAAGAGGGCATGGCCGAAGCGCCGGAGATCGCCGCTCATTGCAAGGGGCGAGCAGCCATGTACGAGGCGCTATTTACCCAGTATTACGGGGCTGGAACATAGATGGCCTACACTCTCAAAGAACTCCAGATCGAACCAGGCGGGCTCAATTTAGTTGCGCCAGTAGACCAAGTGCCAGAGCTCGACAGCCTCCAGCTCGACGGCTTTTGGCCCGGCACTGCCGGCAAGCTGCAATCCGGCCCGGGGTTCGAACTCAAGAACGGCTCGCCCTTCCCGTTCGTGGCGCTCGATACCGTCTCCTATTCCGGCGCGGGGATCTTCTACGGCGGCGGCGGAGGCCTGGGGCGCGTCGGGGTAGCTCCCGGAGGTCATTGGTACGTTGACAACGGCTACGACGGCTCGCCTCTCGGGATTCTCCCTTACAGAGAGTACCTCTGGGTGATCAATCCGGCCACCGGCAAGCAGCGCCGCATCGACCTGGGGTCCAGCGCAGCCTCCAACTGGACCGTAGAAACGCCCACGATTCCCGGGGGAGCGACGGCGGGCGGCGGATCCCTAGCCGATGGGGATTACGACTACTATGTGACCTTCGAGGACGTGAACGGCTACGAGGGCAACCCCTCGCCGCCGGTTACCGTCACGGCGGCCTCCGGAGGCACAGCCACCAACACTATTACCAGGCCTAATGCTACAGAAACCGATTCGTTAGGAGCACAGGTAGTTACGGGCTGGAATCTGTATCGCCAATCGGTATCAAACGGCATGGTGGTGGCGTACCGGCTGAATCAGGCGGTGAAGGCGTACGCGTCGACTACCATCGATGACTTCGGGACGCCGGGCCTGCAGGACGACGCCTCGATCATTAAGTTCGACATCCCCATCGAATTCGACCACGATGCACCGCCCAAAGCCGCGGTGATGGCGAACCAGCTCTTTAACGGCCGTATCGCCGTGGCGAACTCGGCCGACTACCCAAACCGCATCTGGTTCACTAACGCCTTGCAGCCCGGGTGGTTCCCTGGGGCGCCGAACGATGCGCTGGGGAATTGGGTGGACGTCGGCACGGATTCGGGCGATGCCGTCCTGGCTATGCTGGTGCGGCCGGGCATGATGGTGATTTACCGCCAGCGCTCGATCTGGGTGCAGCGGGGCGATTTCGACGATCCCAACGGACTGTTGCAGGTGATGGTTCCGGGCATGGGGATTGTGGGGCGGCGCGCGGCCGTCTCTTCCGCGGGAGGCGATTTCTTCTGTAACGGCGGCAACCTCTATCTGCTGGCCGATTGGCCCATCCCGGTTGCAGAGAACATCGAAAGCATCTTCCGCCAGTCCGTGAACTTGCGGCGCGCGGCCATGGACAGCGCCGGCCAGATGGACGAAGGCACGCGGACGAGCTGCGCGCTGGGCTTCGACGGGTCGCGGCTGTGGTTCTCGTATTCCACAAGCGCATCCACCGGCAACGAGCAGACCTTCGTCTATCACATCTCGACCAAACGCTGGTTCCATCACCCTCTGGGCTACGGCGCATTCTCGATGGGCGGCAACATCGAAGTGGGCGATTTCCTGGGCGTTGACGCGGCGGGCAATGTGTTTGCGATCAATACCACGCAGCAGAGCCAATACATGACCTGGCAGGGGCGCTACGAGGACTGCGGCCACCCTGACCGGGAGAAGACCTTCGCGGACCTGGTGATCCCGAATCAGATCTCGGGTGGAGGGCTGACCGTCACGGCGAAGCTGAACAAGGGCGCGGAGAGCTGGGACGTGGACACTCTGGCGAATCCGACCCTCACGCGGCAGACCATTCCGCTGATCTATCCTTCAGGCCCCAACTCAGGCTTGCCCCTCAAGGCGCGTAACCTCTCGGTGTTCGTGGAAGGGCAAGGCGGACCGCTGATGTCTACCCTCGAGACGCCCTTCCTGCTGCACTACTACTTGGAAGCGCGCCGAGGCCGGACCTTCGATACCGGAAATATCAACCATGGCACGGTCCAGCCCAAGAGTATCGATTGGTTCGAATTCGACATCGACACCACAGAGGGCGCCGTGGCTTTGACCATCTGGAGCGACATCCCCGGAGGATTGCTCACCATTCGCGGTGCGCCTATTCCGATTCCCCAGGTGGTCGGCCGCAACGTGGCGCGCATTGTGCTGCCCGACGATATCGACGGACGTTTGTTCCGGTATTTCTTGCAATCGGCCGGCGACTGGGACTTCGCGCTGTATGGCTACCGCGTGCGCGTGCTGCCGATCGGGGTATATGTGGATGGGACGATGGGCGAGTTCTGGGACATTCAACCGCTCAGCATCGGAGTCTAATGCCAGTTCTCGTAACGTATCACGGAATGAATGCAAGAACGGCTTACGCCATATTGTTCGCCAAGTTCGCGCTGAGCGTACTTGCCCGTTGCGTACTTTTCACGAATTTCAGCGACTTGTTTCCACGAGAGAATAGCGCGGTTGCTGTTTTCTCCAGAAACGTCCTGGGGGTTTCGTTCCCATCTCTGCCGCTGATTATCGAGGGCAGTTCCAAGGGAGAGATGAGCCGGATTGCAGCAACGCCTGTTGTCGCACGAATGACAGACAAGCAAGCCGTGAGGATCAATTCCAGTGTGCAAGAAGAAAGCGATCCGGTGGGCCTGCCAGTTCTGATAGTTGACGCGAATTTTACCGTAGCCGCTGGGCTGCACATGGGCCTTCCACGGCCAGCACTCATCGGAACCGCGCCTTTCAATCTTGGCCAGGAACTTCTTTACCCCCCTCTCGTTCAAGACCGGAAGAGGCCGATAAGTAATGTGAGGCGTTCTGCTGGCTGGCGGTGCAGGCAGCGTGCCGTTGGCGTGACCGCGCGGCTCCGGCCGAAAGCGTTTAATCCAACGCGCGCCGCCTCTATTGGTACGGCCCCGTTCCCGCTGCTGCTGTCCGTTATCGGCATAGGTTCCCAGCGACAGATGTGCAGGATTGCAACGTAGGGGATTGTCGCAGGAGTGGCAAACGATCCATTCTCCCGGATCGGTTCTGGTCGCAAGAAAAAAAGCTACTCGGCTGGCAACGAGTCTCGTTCGGCTGTTTAACCCGAAGCTGCCGTAATTGTTGGGTGGATCACTAAAAGTTCCGGCTGTCCACGGCCAGCATTCATCGGCTTCTCGCTGGTCCACCTTGGACCAGAAGCGGCCAATTTGGGCTTCATTCAGTTCCGGTAACGGCTTGTGGGGTCGTTGCGCCACCAGAATAATAATGAAGCCAGCAGCCAGTGTTTACAAGGGCCAAACGTACTTTATGAGTACCGGCCCGATCTACGAAAGAAGGGTATCTATATCGCCTTCAGGAAAACTGCGCAGTTCAAGGAAGTTTCGCTCGAATACGTCTCTGCTTCCGGGGCGAGCACGTTTCGTTTTTTCACCGACATGCCCGGCGGCCACCTGGCGGACCGCACCGGGGTCGCCGGCAAACCGTTGCCGCAGACCAACCCCGACCGGACGCCGGCCACGGTGACGATTCCATTGATCGACGCCAACGGGGCTCCGCTCGAAGGCACGCTCTTCTATCCGCGGGTCGAGCCGTTTGCTACGTCTGCCTCGGGAGGGACGCAGTTACGTTCTGGGGTCGTGTGGCTGCGTACCATCGGAGTCTATTTGGATGGAGCGTTGAACGAGTTCTGGGAGACCTTACCTCAGAGTATTGGCGTGTAGTTCAGTTTGTAGGTTTTGAGCTGGTACACTTTGCCGGGGTAGGGGTCGGGGTACATTGTCCATGAATCTGGATCGGTCAGATAATCCGGGATGCCTTCGTTTTCGTAAGCCCGCTGTTTTTCCGCCTACTTTTTCCGCTCCGCCTCTTGCACGTGCGCCACGGCGACCGGATCGGCGGGGGTCAAAGCCACGCGCGGGATGGCATAAGGGACATTGTGTCGAGAGCAGGCCGGATTCACGCAGATCATGTACAGATGCTCGGTCGAAAGATCAGACTTGTAATTCCAATCCGATTCCACGGCAAACACCCATCCACATTCGCACTCGGGGATGCGCATCCTCGCCGTCGCCTGAGCGGGAGCCGGCGCCAGCGCTGCGGCAGGCAAAGCGGCGGCAGGAAGCAGCGAACAGAAAAACGAGCGTCGGTCCATAGCCCAATTGTATGCCCTTAGTCGCCCTGTTCGGCACCATCGAAATAGACATGGAGTCGAACGCCCAATCCACGCTCACGCTGTCTACCGACATGCCAGGAGCTCCGGGGGCAGGCCTCGCCGTGCGCGAGACCAAGTTGATTGCGCCCCAAGCGCGCGACTGGGCGCGGTTCCGCCTGAACGGTACCACCAAAGGCAAGCTGTACACCGTCAAGCTGGTTCCTGTGGCGCAAGCGCGCATTTACGGCGCGCGCATCTGGGCGCGCGTGCTGGGCCCTGCCGCAGCGGCGTGGCAGTGGTATCCGGTGCAGATTATCGAGACGCCCAACGAGTGGACGCCGGTCAAGTTGGCGATTCCACCGATGGGCGAGTGGGAGCCGCGCTCGTTACAGGTTCCCCCGATGGGCGAGTGGACGCCGCAGGCCTTAGGCGTGCCGATGGTGACGGACTGGATGCCCACCAAATTGCCGATCAGTCCCACGCCGATTACGCCCGAGTGGTATGCAGTCGAGGTGGATGAGTGAGACGGGAGGGCGGAGTCGAACCGCCTAGCTCTGGAGCCACCGTTATCCCGCCACTCCCATTATGACCATTGCCATCCTGCCCGCGATCGCCGGCGTTCCGGACGAGTTGATCCGCGCGCTTAACGACCGGTTCCGCCAGGCGATGCAAGATACGGCCACGTCGAAGCAGCCCACCCTGCTGGTAGGTACGAGCAACCAGCGCATGCAGAGCGATATGTTCAAGGCCGCGGACCAGGCCGTGGGAACCCTGTTCACAGAAACGGATACCGGGCTGATCTGGCAGAACCAGGCGGGCATGGGCTGGGTGCAACTGGCGGTAGGTTCAGGCGCCGCCCAGTTGGCATACGCCAGCGCGGGTTTGACGCTTACCGGATCGTATCAGGCGATCACGGGCGCTACCTTGACGCTGGCGAAGGCGGGGACGTACCTGATCACCGGGATTTTCGGCTTTACTATGAGCCTGGCGCTCGATGACAACTGGGTGATGCACGGGCGACTCGTAGCCGATGGCGTGGCGCAAACGCAGATCGCGCAATGCTCGGCACATCTGGGCGTCGGGTTTACGGTCGAACTCGCTGTAGTCGCGCAGCAGTGGATTTACCAGCCCACCGTCGCGGGTAAGGTAGTGAAGTTAGAAGCCGAGAAGTCGGGGGGCACCGGATCGAGCTTCACGCGCAACCCGGATACCTGTATTTCCGCGGTATGGATCGGGCCGTAATGCAGATCGAAGTCGTTTCTCCTTTCCCTTTCGAAGCCTTGCCGCGCGTATTCCGCTGGATGCAGACCTTCCGCCATAAAGTCTCGGATGATTTTAGCCCGCAAACTCTGGATGCGTTTGTCCTGGAGATGTCCGCGAAGTGGGATCGCACTAAAACCTGGGCCGTGTATGGCGATGGCGAGCTGGGAGGCCTGATCACGTTCGAACAGTTGTCGCCCTGGTTGGGGACCGCGCATTGCCTGTTCAAGCCTTCCTTCCAGGGCAAGGGGATTGCACCGGATGCCTGCCGCGTGGCGCTCACGGAGATGTTCACGCTCGTGGGCAAGCTGGAGTTTTACGTGAACAGCGGCAATAAGGCCATTGGCTCGATGCTCGTGAATCTGGGAGCGAAGCGCGAAGGCCTCCTCGAAAAACATACTCTGTGCGGAGGGAAGCCCACAGACCTGATCATCTACGGACTTCCCAAGGACCGGTTCCATGTCATTTCTAACGACGACCACAAGCAAATCGAGCAACCAGTCAAACAAAACGCTGATGCCGGGGACGGAGGGCACGTTCAACTCCCTAAACTCGTACATCTCGGATGCGATGCTGGGCCAGAACAATCCGGCGCTGGCCAAACTGAAGACCACGGCGCAGCAGAACATCAACGCGGGCTATAGGAGCGCTCCCCAGGCGCTGGCCACGAATTTAGCGCGCCGCGGCCTCGGTTCCTCAGGGCTTGCGGGTAAGGGCATGACCGCGCTCGAGACCTCGCGGCTGGGCGACTTCTCCAACCTCGAAGGAACCATGGCGGGCTTGTCTCTCGATCAACAGAATAAAGGCGCGAGCCTCGCTGAACAAATGTTGGGCATGACCATGGGCACACAGTCCACCGGCACGCAGACTGACAGCGGCATGGGCGGGCTGATGAAGTTGATCGGCACGCTGGGCGGCGCGTTTTTGACCGGCGGCGGCGGAATGTCTGCCAATGCGGCGAGCGGCGGCTACAACGCCAACCCCAACGGCCTCGGGATTTCTAATGGTTTCGGAGGATAACATGGCGGCTCAATCGGGTTTCGAAGGTCTCTCAGAAGGTCTGCTCCAAGGCATGACCGTGCGCGCAATGATTCAGCGGCAGCAGGACGAGCACCAGGCCATGCTGACCAACCAGGCGCTCCACGATCAGCAAATGTCGGTGCAGGACATAATGAACCGGCAGTACGTGACCTCGCATTCCAGGCCGGTCGTGGGTGGCACGATCCAGGATCAGATGACGCTGCCCGATACCGGGAAGCCCACCGCGGAGCCTAGCACGATTGGCGATTACGGTGGCGCCCCGAGCACCCCGCCCACCGGCAACGACACCGGCCAGGGTGGTACGGCGGCCGGCCGCGTAATTCCGTTCGCGCGCAAGCCGGATGCTTCCCGCACTATCAAGCTGAAAGACTCGCAAGGCGGAGTGACGCAGCACGAACTATTCACGCCAGAGGAAGAGACCCAGCGGGCGTTGAAGGCCTCGACCAACACGATCACAGCGGACGCAATGGCAAAAGCGGACGCCGCGCAAAAGGTGCGCCAGCAATACGGCATCGCGCCCGCTTCCGGTGTGAACACCAGCATCGGCGTGCCCGAAGGGACCAAATGGTTACCGGCGGAGTGGGACAAGATCGCGGAGAAGATCATCTCGGCTACCAAGACGCCGAACCTGCATTTCCAATCGCACGATACCGGCGATGGCCATTATGTGGTGCAGGGATTCGATCCCCAAACTGGAGCATTGAAGAGCACCACCCAAACGACCGGCAAGCCAACCGACAAGGAAGCCCAAGGAACAGCTACCGACGATAACGGCAACGTCACCCACTACTCGATCAAAGACGGCAAAATCACCAAAACGCCGCTCGGCGCAATCGGCAAGACAAAGACCCAGCCCAGCCTGACTCCAGGCGAAACATTGACTGATACCCGCTTGCGCCAAAGGCAAGCGGAAGAAGACCTGAAAGCCAAAAAGAAAGACATGGAGGCGGTCCAGCAGAAAGAAGACGACGAACACGCCACACGGCTGAGCCTCGGCGCCCAATTGGCCGACCCGAGTCTCACGCAGGCCAAGAGCGACGACCCGAAGGCGAACGCCCGCCGGAGCGAACTCAACGCCTCAATGACGGCCAGCACGTTCAAAATCAAGGCGTATCAGTCACGCAAAGCAGCGATTGCAGGCGCACAAGTCCCCGATCAACAAGCCCAATCCCGCATGGCGGAGGGCCAGCAACGGCCCGCTCCTGACGGGCACGTGTGGGAGAAAAAGGGCGGCATCGTCTACTTCGTGAAGTGACCCTATGCCGGCCTGAAATAAAATGCCTAGTTCCTTCAGCACTTGGGCGGACGAACCGTCCCCGGCCAAAAGCGCCCCGCCTCCGCCAGCCCCAGCCCCCCCCGGCGCACGCTTCAGCGCCTGGGCGGACGAGCAGCCGTCCGGCGTCACCGCTTCCCCCTTGCCCGCCGCTCCCGGCGCCACCGGTCCCGGCACACCGCCGGCCAGCGGCCCGCCTACCGTCTACGGCCCCCGGAATCCCGATCTGCGCAGCGTGAAGCCGCCGTACGCGCCAGCGGCCCCGCCTCCCGCCGCTGCGACCCCCCGCACCGGCCCACAGATTCTCGCAGAAGAGCCCGCTTCGCTCCCAAAGCCACTGGATGTCTACCGCCGTCAGCCCGGCACCCCTCAGTACACGGGTCCACAAGGGCAAACGGTAGATACATCGCATCTGGCATCTACCAACACCGACAGCCTCGCTCAAGCTGGAGCGGATCTGCGCGACCTCTTGCTTGGTCCCGCCTATGGCAACCCGTTAAAAGCCGCGTCGACCACCGAAAAAGTATTAAACGGCGTGCTCCGCGCCACCGCCTCCATCTCCACCCCGGAAAGCATCGCTCTATGGCTTACCGGCGTCGGCGTTGCTGCGCAATTACCTAAGTTGGCGGAGACCGTAACGGGCGCGCGTATACTCTCCCAGAATCCCCGGCTCCGTAACGCCGTAGACATCGTGACCCGTAACGCGGTTCCTTTGGCTTTCGGCACCCAACAAACCGCAGTGGGTGTGCCGGAGACGATCCAGGGCATCCAAGCAGGCGATCCGGAGCGAACCACGCAAGGACTGGCCAGTCTTGCCTTGGGAGGCGCCGGACTCTATGCCGGGGCCCGCGGCATGGCCGAAACCGCCGGCACGCGGGAAGCGCTCCAGACCCGCTTGAACGCCGAAGAGACCGCCCGCGCCACTGCCGAACGCCAGGCTACCGCCCGCGCGCCGCGCTTGGCCGCTGCCGGGGAACCCTCGCCTCCCGCTCCTGGAACGCCCCCCCCCGCGCCGCCTCCCGTACAGGACCTTGGGAAAGGATGGTCGACCTCTCCAGCAATCAGTAAGCTCGAATCCACAATTCAAGAAGCGGAACAACAAGCCGTAAGCGAACGTGCGCCTGCTCCGGCTTCAGGCGTCCGAGTACGTCCGACCTCTCCAGTCGTGCCGGTTATGCCTCCGAGCCCTGCCGCGGAACCTGCTGGCGCGCAAGGGACCGCACCGCAGGAAACAGGGATACAGGCACCGCCGAGGGAGCAGACCGCCGAGGAGCAGCAACGCAGCGACTTTTACGCGCCTGGCAATATCATCTACACCCACTACTGGCACAAGTACGATCGCGTGCTTGAATCCTGGCAGGCTACCGACCGTCCGCAGGGAGACTGGGGAGTCTTGGTGCAGGAGTCCGACAAGTACGGGAATCCGGTTCCTGGCACTGAACCCCGCTGGCATCGCACACAACCGGATCCACGCGACAAAATCGTGGGAAAAGTACAAGCGCAACCCGTTACCCCACAAATCGCCGCGCCGCAGGAAACGGGAGTACCGGCACCGCCGGTTGAAACGGGGCCTCCTCCAAACCAAGAACTCCCCGAGCAAGTGGCACAGAATCAGCCGATCGCGGAAACGAAACCACCAGAAACCACAACTCCCCCACAAGATCTAGGGAAAGGATGGACTACACCAGTTCCAGAGGTTAGCCCTTCGAGCCCTGCTCCGGAAGCTGAGGCCGCACGTGTGTCGGGAGCGCAGGAGCCGAAACTTATCACTGCGCGGCCATCTCTCGGCACGACAGGAAGGGATATTTACCAGGGCTGGAAAGCTCTTACAGAGACCACTAGCCCGCCACGAGCCACCATCGAGGGATACGTTCCAGGTACAGGGCGCTTTGATTTTCGCAACGGCAAGATAGTCAGGCTGCAAACGGAAAGCACTAGGCGCGGCAACGTGAGCACTTATCGAGATGCGACTCCTGCGGAAATCGGAGAAATCCACGATGCTATCGACCGCGGCCAGTTCCAGGTAGAACAGCGCACGATCAGGGGCGCTCTTGGGGTCCGGCAATTCAGTGACGCTGGAGCCCTTGAAAAGGTGTTTCACCAAGCAACAGGCCGCCCGCTTCCAGAATTCCTTGGTACCAAAGAAGGGCAAGATTGGGCGCGGCGCACGCACTATCGGGAAGAGCCCCCTGTCCAGTCCCCCGCTCCAGAAACCATCACAAAACCCGAAGATTCGCTCAACACAGCCTTACGAAACCGGGCAAAAGTAGTTGCCGAGTCTCAGCGTCAAGAGCAGTCTCCCGAACCCGGGCCCGTCATCTTTGGTAAGCCGGGGACCTACTCCGGTACGATCCGCATTGAAGCGCGTTCAGGTGATCCGATCTACGGTGATCGCGTGTATCTAGAGAAAAGGAAGGGATCAAAAGAGTGGAGCGTGAGAGCGAGGGACTATGAAACGCTTCCCGGTGAGAAGTTCCCGGCGCACTTGGAACAGACAATTGCATCAGGCCTGACACTGAAGCAGGCAAAAGCCCTCTCTCAGCAGCGATTGCAGTCTGGTGAGACGTTTGACAGGACCCGACCCGCGTATCACCCAAACGGCAAGGCCGTAACGCTTCCGCCTCGGCAGCAGGCAGCGGGTAGCCCTCCGAGCCACTCCCTAGCTCCTGTGGAAGCGAAGCCCTCCCGCCGCCCCACCCAGCGCGGCAGTTTCAGCCGCAAGCCCAACAAGCCCCCCCAGCAGGGCACCATCGAAGAGCTGAGCGCCGCCATTGGCGAGCACGGCGCCCCGGAAAGGCCCTCCTCCGAGAAGGTAACAACCGTAGGCGATGCCCGCGAGCGCGTCAAGGAGGCCGTAGACAAGTTCAAGGGCAGCATGAAGGCCTTAGGCAAGGCCTACACGAATCCCCGCAGCTCGATCCTGCTCCCTGCCAGCGGCAAGGATGTGAGCGACTACGAGCGCGCCTTGGGCCACTGGTCCGGAGCCGATAACCGCGCCGCCTTCCTGCTATATCGCTTCCGGAAAGCCGCAGAAGAAGCCGTGCCCTCACCAGCCGTGCGCGAGGCAATGACCAACTGGATCCAGGCGGGCGGCGATGACAAGCTGCTCGCCCAGCGCGCGGCAGACTCGCGGCGCGGCCTGAAGACCCACCGCTACGCCAAGGGCTACGAGGACGCCCAGCATCTCACCCAGGAAGAGAAGCACGTGGCCAAGGACATCATCGGCTACAACGACCGCGTATTGCGCCAGATGCAGGAAGCCGGGATCTTGTCAGAAGGCGTCGTAAATTACGTGACGCAGTTGTACGAGAAAGAGCCCGTGATCCTCAACAAGGTGATGGCGCAGGCCAACCTAGATGGGCTGATGACGCGACCGTACTTCGTGAACAAGCGGACGTTTGAGAGCTACTTCGACGCCGAGCAGGCCGGGTTCAAGCCGCGCAACAAGGATGTCTTCTACCTGGCTGCAGCGCATGACCGGGCTTTGCAGGAGGCGCTGGCGGCGCGTGAGTTCGTCAAACGGCTGAAGGATGGAGAAGCCTCCGACGGTCGGCCGCTGGCGATTACCTCATGGGCCACCGCGCGGGAAGTTCCCGCCGAGAATGAACCCGGCAAGGCGCTCATGATCTCGCCCAACACGAGCAAGGAAGGCGAATTCGCGGATTACCTGCCGCTCGATCATCCCGCTTTGCGCGGCTGGCGCTGGGCCGCGGAAGACTCCAAAGGCCAGTCTATTGTGGTCAAGGGCGATGTACTGGTGCATCCCGAGATTCACCGGCACTTGAAAAACAACCTCAGCAAGGGCGGTATCTCCAATTTCTCATTTGAGGCTGGCGGCCAGGTCTGGAAGCCCGGCGAGCGCGCGCTGCGCATCAACGCCGGACTGAAGCACGCCATCTTCATGCTGAGCCGGTTCCACGAGACGACCCTAGAGTCGCATGCGCTAGAGCACCGCACGAACCCCTGGAACCTAGTCGACCTGGACATGCAAGACCCCAACCAACGCGCGCTGATAAACGGCGGCTTGATGGTGGCGCACTACGAAGGCATGGACGCCTTCTCCGAAGGACTCACCGGTCCGAACCTCCGCAATGTACCAGGCATCGGGCCTTTCCTGCACGGCTACGTGGACCATCTCTTCAAGGAAAAGATACCTGCCTTGGCGATGAACGTGGGACTGCACGCGCTCGAGCGCAACCGGGCCCGCTACGCTGGCCAGTTCACCGACGCGAAGATTGCGCAGATCACCGCCAAGCAAATGAATGCGGCCTTTGGCACCATCAACTACCGGCTGCTGGGCCGCAACCGGACGCTACAAGAAACGCTGCGCCTGCTCTTCATGGCACCGCAATTCCTCGAGGGGCGCGCCAAGTTCGTGGCTCAGGCTTTCCGGCCGCAAGGGCGGGAGCAGCTCTGGGCGTACCTGCTGGGCGCGGCCGGATTTCTGACGCTGGCTCAGGTTGCTAACATCCTCGTCAACGGAAAGCCTGACTGGGAAGATCCGTTTGCGGCTAAGATCTTCGGCAAGATCATTTCGATGCGCTCGGTCCAAGAGGACACTTGGCAGGCGCTGACCGAGACGGGCCGCTTCCTCCACAACCGCCTGGGACCGCCGGCCAGTTTCCTACACGATTACATCGGAAGCAAAAACATCTTCGGCGGGAAACAGACCTTGGGGCAAGGGGCACTCGAGGCCGCACGGCGCAACGTGCCGATCCCAGTGCAACCCTGGACCCGCACCAGCAAAGCTACGGTCGAGGAACGTATTGCGGAGACCATCCTGCGGGCCATCGGCATTAACATCCGCAACCCGCGGGTGAAGGCGGCGCCGGCCGGCCGACCGCCCGCCCGCGATCCGGCCGCTGCGATGCGGCGCCGCCAAAAGCAGTTGACCCGACCGCCCCGCTAGGGCGGGTTACTCCCGCCGATGATCCATTCCCAGACCTGGCTGATCCATTCCCACATTTGGAACCGCCTCCTTACCCGCCAGCGCCGCGAGTGGACCCGATCAGGCTTCGCGCCCAAGTCCGGATACCCTCCGCCTCCGTGCCGGTGAAGTCCAAATAGCTGGGTAGGCCGCCCCCTACTACAGAAGGCGGCTGAATGTACACCCGCACTCCCATTCCGGCGCCGATCGGCTGTTGCAAGCTGATCGGTCCGATGAGCTGCTCCGGGATCGCGTACGACCCTAGCTGCACAAAGATTGGCATAGCCAAGTGATTCTCCTTTGGAATCAGCGTATCATCTCATCAGCCATATGAGAGCCGCTATTTACGCCCGCGTTTCGACAAAAGATAAAGGACAGGAGACCGAGAACCAACTCGTCCAGCAGCGCGCCTACGCCAAGGCCTTGGGCTGGGAAGTCCGAGAGTTCATCGACCATGATCACGGAGACCGCAGCGACCGCGAACAGTTCCAGGCCATCTTTACGGCCGCCTCAAGGCGTGAAATCGATGTAGTGCTCGTCTGGGCGCTCGACCGATTCACCCGCGAAGGTGTCGCCGAAACCTTCATCCACATCAAGAAGCTCCTGGACTACGGCGTGCAGTTCGAAAGCTTGACCGAGCCGCACTTCCGCACCACCGGGCCCGCCGGCGAGCTCATGATCGCCATCGCCGCCTGGATTGCCAAGCAGGAGCGTATCCGCATCTCGGAGCGCACCAAGGCCGGCCTGGCGATCGCGCGAGCCAAAGGTCACATTCCCGGCCGGCGCCCCAAGGTCTTCGACCGCGACCGCGCCCGCAGCTTGCGCAACCAGACGCCGCCGGTTAGCTGGCGCGCGATCGCCCGCGAGCTCGGTGTGGCCGAATCCTCCATCCGGGCCGTGCTCAACCGCAGCACCGTGCCCGGCTAAACCCTAGCCTTCGCTTTTCCTTCAAGAATCTTTGCATCTACGCTGTTTTTGTCTTTACATCGCACGCTGTTTGTGTCACACTACAAGTAGAGAGAGCCGCTACCAGCGGCAGGAGAAAAAAATGAAAAACACGAGCAAACAAGTAACGATCTCTGTGCGAACAGTGGGCCAATCGTTCGGCTGCGAAGGAATCCTGAGATGCGGTTCGCGTGTGATTTGGACGAGCCGAGTGTACCCCTTCGGCTTCCGCGCCAATGCGTACACGGCGGCAGAGGATAAAGCAAAAGCTGAAGGATGGGCGGTCAGATAACGCCACGTTCCGCTACCAGCGGCAGGAGAAAAAAGATGAAAATCCAATACACCAACGGACAAGCGGCGCAAGAAGTGGACGACTATGGTGCCGCGGTCGACCTTATCGAGGCATCTTATCCCGACGCGATCTTTACGCGACGCGATGGTTGGGACGGCGAGCCGGACGAATCCACCAGCGTCCTTGTATGGCGAAATGAGGCCGAGGCGGGCCCTAATGGTCATGGTGACGATGGATCGCGAGCAATCGCGGAGATCAGTTTGTAAATGCCACGCTCCCTCACTTCCGCCCAGGCCCGCAACCTCGCCAAGTTGCGCAAAACCTACGGGGCTGGCACCGGCCGGCCCCGATCCGGAAAGCCCCGCTGCCAGTGCGGCGCTATGACCGCCAAGCGCGCCAAAGCCCGCTTCCATCACTGCTAGAGCTCCGCGTCCACCCCAAGCAGATAGTACGGGCGCCCTTCCGCGATTCCGGCTGCAACCGCCCCTTCAGCTTTGGCCTTGTCGCTGAATACTTTGACCGGCCGCCGTGCGTACCCCTTCCTATTCCCCTTTACCGCCCCAGTCCCCTTCACCATCACAACCCACACCGTCACCGCCCCACCGCTAATGGCCAGCCTATCCATCACCGCCTTCCTGTGTTCGCGCGTTTCACTGCACACCTCCTGAAATTCTCGCGCGAATTCCGGATCCTTTTTTTTCCACCGCGAAGGTACCCCCTGCGTGATTCCGGCTGCCCGAGCGGCGCCTTTAATGTTTCCGGTAATCCGAAAGGCGGCCAGGAAACAATCTTTGTTGAAACGGTTGTAAGGCATCGGTTCTTTTTTCTTCTGCTGCAAAAGAAGCAAAAAACTCTGGACCCCCCTCCGGACGTGCCGTGTACTCGTGTGGCGTGGTTTTTCGCCGTTTTTCGCGGGATTTCCGCGCCCGCCGCGCATCCTCTTTATGTCGTTGACGGCGCGTGGGTTAGACCGCCCTGCGTACTACCGCTCGATAGTGCTCAGTAAAACGCTGAAACGTCAGGGCTTATTTGCAACGCGGAATCCAGCGTTTTCGGGATACGTTTGCTGCGCACCCTGTTTTAGCCGGTTTTCGCCCGTTTCGTCTTCTTTCCCTTCCACCGCGCCTTGCCGCCCATCGATTGAATCCTCTTCTTTTCGGCCGCACTCATCCGAGCTAGTCCCTTCGGCACTCTCTTGCTCCCGCCTTCTCGGCCCATCTGCGCCGCGGCTTGGCTCAATCCCTTCTTCGTCATGTCCCATAGCCTATCAAAAATCGCTTGCTGCTGTCGATTTCCCTATTGACAGAGTAACCGCTTATTGCTAAAATGTCAATAGAGATGGAGCAAGGAACGTCCTGGAGACAGGGGCCGGTACGTTAACCCGGCAACGATTCCAAGCGAGGCTCTTATGAACATCTACGAACGAAGTGCCCACCGCCCTTTGACCGATTCCGAATTTATCGCCCGTGATCACGAGCACGCCATGCGCACCGCCCGGATGCGCCGGGAAGCCGACCTGCGCACTGAATACGGCGAGGAGCCCGGCTGCACCATGACCAGGAAAGAAATTCTGCAAGGAATTGACGCAATGCAGCGAGTCCAGATGAACAATCCACCCTCCTCTGAGAAGTGGCAGCGCGCATCGGAGGCCCTACGTAAACTAGCTGGACTCCTGAACCGCACAACCATTACCCCTGAAATGTGGGATGCGGGGGTTACGGAGGCGCAATCATGAGCCACTGGCGGCTGGCGCTGTGGCAGTTGGGGAAGCTATTGAAACTGATGTTTTTGGAGAGGAGGAAGTAATGGACCGTAGACCTTTAAATCCGAGCGGTGCTAGCGAGTTGGACTGGGCATGGCTGGCCGGGATTTGGGAGGGCGAGGGAACCGCAGGCTTGTGGGGACAGAAGGATATCAGAGGGCTGGTACCTGACCGCCTGTACCTACGAGTTACCATCGCTCAGCGAGAAACGACAATGCTGTCAGAGGTTCACCGAATTGCTGGGGTGGGAACTATCCACAAAATTACGAGTGCCAGCCGCAAAGGAAGCGTCCTTTTCATTTGGCAGTGCGCGTGTACACAAGCCAGGACGTTCTTAACTCAACTGCTACTTTACGTCAGAAGCCACCACAAAAGACAACAGATCCTAGTGACGCTTGCCAGCGATGTCAACATTCGCAGGGCCGGGAAAGCTCGAAGCCGAGAAGCCAACAGGCTCTCCAATATCCGCCGTTTCGGCCCAGATGGCCATTGCCCGTGCGGCGTCTGCACGAACTGTAAACGACGTATACGTGAAGCAAAACAGAAACAGAGGTCAATCGCATGAACCAACCAACTTACGACTACGGCAACAATCCCGAAGCCGCGCCAATCAACGGTACAGCGCACGGAGTTGGGGAGAGGGAGATTGTTGATTTCGTTCCCAACGTCCCGACGCCAATGAACCAGAAGTACGCCAAACCTAAGCAGATCCAGACGAGGCGCGGAATTCGGTACCTCATCACGACCATGAACAACCGAGTGGCTTTCGTGGACGCCGACGTGGCGCAGAAGATCGAGGAACTCCTGGTGAAGCCCGGCGAGGACTTCTGGATCTGCTACCGGCACAACGGCAAACGAGCGGATAAGGGCGAGTGGCAGGTTTGGCTGGACCCCGCTGTGGAACGCAAGCGGGCGGACGCCGAAATGCCGCAGCTCGAGCGCCAGCTCCGGGCCAGCCTGGATCAGATGCAGAGGGGGCAGCAGGAGATACGCCGCGGCGCCGCAACAGGGGACGTGGTTCCTGTCACGGCGCCCACAGCGCCCGGTCTAGAGGAAATGGCCTCCATCGTCCAACAGAGGCCGCCCGACACCCGCAATCATACTCTCATCACCGATGGAAGGCCAGGAACGAAGCTGGAGGCCGCCCTCAAAACCGTGGTCTATGCTTGCAAATCGGCTAACGACTACGCGAAAGAGATTGGATATCCCATGCCGGCGTTTAATGGAGATGAACTGGTAAGAATGGTCAACACACTTTTGATCAACGATACACAGAGGAATGGACATGCCTGAGAAACCGGAATCGAAACCGAGATGGACGCCAGGGCCGTGGAGACTTGGCCCAATCAATTACGCCGACGTGTACGGGCCAAATGGTGAGATTGTCGCCTTGATGCCCAAAGGATACCCCACAACCGTGGCCGACGCCCAACTGATCGCCGCCGCTCCGGATCTGTACGCCGCACTGGCAATCATTTTGGATTGCGTCGATTACACCTCCGACAGTTGCCGGCCGAACGAGTGCGTGGCTGCTGTGTTGCCGCTGGACGTCATAAGGCTATGCCGCCTGGCTTTGGCGAGGCCTGTCCGATGATCTCTAACGACGCTCTCGGCCGCTATCTCCACCTACTGATCTGGGAAGAGAAGCCGATGCCGCGCCGCCGGCAGTCCCGAAAGTCCCTGTTCCGCACCACCCCGCCTCGAAGCTGGAAGTATAAAGCCTGGATCCGCACGCTGCCCTCGGCGGTCTCGGGTCTGTACGGCTGCGAGGCCTGCCACACCGGCGGCCACGGGCTCTCGGAGAAATCGAGCGACTTCCAGTGCGTGCCGCTGCTACCGGCGGAGCACCGGGAGCTCGGCGCGGGCGTGCAGGCCTTCCAGGCGCGGTATGGCGTGGATCTGCAGGCCCTGGTGAGACGGCTCAACAGCATCTGGTTTCAATCGTGGAAGATCGAAGGAGGACAATTCCTGTGAATTGGGAAGCCGAAGTGCGTTGGAACCTGGCCAAGAGAGCCGATGACGAACTGGGGAACCCTTACGCCGAGGCCCGGATGTGGCGCCGGCTATGCTGGTTGCTGATCTTCTTCGATGTGATCTTAGGCGGGGTCTACTGGGCGAGCCTGTAGATACTCCATTACCTGGCGGCCGATGAATTCGGAGTAAGCCGGGGGAATAGCTTCCCGTGTTTCGTGGCGACTCATCCAGGGGACTCCCATTTCGTTGCGCCACAATTTCTCGGGATCTTGCCGCCCGAACTCCGCGTAGATCCGCTTGCGACTTTCGGACCGATGCGGATTCAAGACCGGCTCGGCGGCGAAACAATCTGGCACCAGCGCGAAAACGAAAGGCGATTCAAAAAGCCGGTGCCGGTGGACCCGCATGCCAAAATGTGTCCCGCAGAGGATCAGCGGCTCACGAAGCGGCGCTCCGAGCACGTTCTCGATACACCACGCCGCACCTGAACACTCCAAGCGTTCGCGCATGGCGTCGATAAGCATCGGCTGAGGAGTCGCCAGATGCCGCATTGCTGAGGAGTAGGACTGACACGGCGGGCTTGCCCAGATGAAATCAAACCCTTCTAGCGGAAACGTGAGTGCATCGGCCTGGTGGAACTCGTCTCCGATGTAACGGGGCTGAGGCTTGATGTCCACGCCTGTCACGTGGAAGCCTGCCATCTGAAGGCCTTTGGTGGCTCCGCCAGCTCCGCAAAAGAGATCCAGGGCGCGAGGATTCATGACGCTTTCCCCTTCCACGCCGCACTCCACTGCGGCTGAGTCAGTAGAGGCACGCTGCGCCACTCGAGCCATCCTTCGATAGTTCCCAGCACCATCGCTTCTTGTTCGTCTGGGGAAAGCTCCGGCCTCACAATTGAGATTGCGTGGAGCAGGAACCCCATGGCGTCTTCTATCGATTCGTCGGTTAAATGGTCAAACTGATGGCTCATTTCCTACTCCCCAAGGGTTCAACATTAGGGCAACCACCCAATCGTTTCTCCACATAAATTTTAGCGAGCAACTTGGAGACAAAGCTTCCCCACACGCTGTGTTCCGGACTTTCCGCATACCAGACACCCGGCTCCATCGTGGGGAACGCTTCTGATACCAAAGCGAGAATTTTCCCGTTTTCGTCAATGCAAGCCTCTGCTCTGTGGTAGGAATCTGGCAACTCAAACCAGCGCTTGGTATTTTGGGCCACAACCAGCCGCGGTGTCCTATCAGGCTGATAAGCCACAAGGTTTGGTTTTGCGGGTAATCTCGGCGGGGAACTCCAAAGTTTTAATACCGGCCACACTGCGGCGCACATGTCATCCAGGTCGGCATCGTATAGCAGGTCGATGTCGCCACCAGTAATCCGGCACCCATCAGGGTGATAGATCGGTGCATAGAGACGTACGGCTTGAAGGGTTGGTACGTGGTGCATTTGATTTAACCTGAGCCCAAGCCACACAGGAGCGGCAAGAAAAAAACCGATAGTCAACCACTTTGCGATCCGTTGGTTAAACATTTAAGGCTTTCCTCCCTGTGAATCTGACGTGATGCCTGAAGGCGGAGGGGGACTGGAGCGCGCGGGAATGATACCCAGGGCCCGCAGTCGCATAGTGATCGCTGTCGCTGTCACATGATCGTAGTTGCTTGGCACATCGTCTGCGAGTTCCCCTCCGCACGTGAAGCATACGAACCGGCCCGCATATCGGGTGACAAATGCGATGTCATCCTGCGAAGGGTTGTCGTAGAACACTGTGGTTACGACGGCCACGTTATTTGAATGATCCGCGCACCGGCACATCTTCCACGTAACCGATTGGGAATCCCGCGTTGCGGTCCCTGCTTCCTCTCCAGGATTCACGTTCTGGTTCATAGGCTCAACTCCTTAGAAGGGGCCCACTCCAGCAGAAGTGGACCCCCTTATTGGCGTGTCTACCAATTCGATGATGCTACGGGCATGCCGGACCCATGCCCTGGTCTGCTACAGCCACGCCTGTAGCCGCGATCTCGAGATCCCTCAATCTACGCCGAATTTAATGTGCGCGCGCACGATCGCGCACAGGGCCCTGTGCTCTGAGGGCCTGTCGGTGGTGTGGGCGGCGCCGGCGGCGGCGACGTAGGCGGCGGCGGCGGAGGAGGCGGCGGCGGCGACGGCGAAGTCGGCGGCGGAGGCGGAGTAGGCCGCGGCGGAGGCGGCGGCGTAGGCGTAGGCTGAGGCGTAGGCGGCGGCGGAGGCGGCGTAGGCTGCAGCGGAGGCTACGGCAGCGGAGGCGAAGTCGTAGTCGGAGGCGGCAGACGCTGCGGCGTAGGCGGCGGATGAGGCAGCGTAGGAGGCGGCGGAGGCGGCGCAGGCGGAGGCCTTGACCTCCTCTAGTACTGCCTCTCCGCGCGTCCACCTCTCTGCTGTCTCAATCGCTTGCAGCGGGCCCCGGTCACCAGCGGGTACAAAGCGCAAGGCGCGACGGGCGCACTGGCAGGCGCACCACACCAGTTTCCCGCGGTCCACCTTTGCTTTGGCTGCCCACCAGAGGAGCCAGTCGGCGCGCTCGCATTGCTCCCACGCTTCAGCAGCAGTGCGGGACTCTAGCCATTTCATGGCTGCGGCGCATGCGGATTTGCCTTCGAGCCAAGCGCGGAATTCGGTATTCGTTTGTGGAGATAAACTCATATCGCCCAGATCCCGCTTTCATCGATAAAGTTTGGATCGTAGGGCTTCTGCCTGGCGGCTTCTTTGGCCACGTGGTAGCAGACCGCCGAGTGGTGGATGTTCAAATGGCGGCCGATCTCCTCCACGGTCAGCCCCATTTGCCGCAGGTCCCAGCAGGCCTGGCGCCGCGCCATCACGCAGGCGTGCCGATGGCTTCCCGCTAGAACCTGGCCCAAGGTCACCCCGTAGCGCGCCGCGGATTGAGCGACGATCTCTAGGATTTTCACGCGGGGCTGACGGACGGTACGGAGCCTCATAAGCGGCCTCCTCGGTACCGGCTCCGTTCGTTAGTCGTCGTCGGAATCACAGGCATAAACCTCTTCCTCCTTTTCGACCGAGAATTTGTACTCGTCGTCTTCAATGGGCCCTCGCTCCAAAAACGGGTCCCCTTCTTCTCTGGTCAATCCCGTATGCGAGTGCAGTAAAGCGTAGAAAGTCTGCTGGCCCGCCAGAGAAATGGTGGAGAGCTGTTCTTGGGTGTCTTTGCGTAAGATCCGATAGCGCATCATGGGTTTCCTCCTTAGTCTGGCTTTGGCGGGTCATCAATCCCGAGCCGTTCGAGTTGTTCGCGTTTTCGCTGTTGCTCTTGTTCCCATAAATGTTGGCCGTCCCGTAATATTCGGTCAACATCAAACTGTGTAAGCGGTTTCCTTTCTAGGCGTGGTTTTGTTTCGGTCGCTGCAATCCGCCGCTCTACGTCTTCGCGCTCCGCCTCTTCCTTCAGGGCGAGTTGATGCCCCTTAACACCGCCATACTCGCAGTAGTCATAACGCGGATCGCAGAGAACGCATGGGCGCGCTAGTTTTCCTTGCTCTATCAATTCAGCACGGCCCAACGGAGCAATTTCTTTTTGAGGCGGCGCGTATTTGCACTGGAACAAAGAGCGCAGTTGCTGCGTCCCTCCGCGATCAGGCCAGCCGTTCTCCCACGTCTCGCGCGCCTCTTCGACCAAGCCCGCGGCCTGCCTCTCAGGAGACCAGACCACCCCATTGATGACAGCTCCTTTGCACCAACGGATCAGATCCATAGCTGTGGCTTCAATTGCCGCCTGTTGGTAAGGGTGGCCTATCGACACAAGCGAACCGGCCAAATTGAGAGCCACCTCGTGCCGTAGTTCAGCCATTGCCGGCCTCCTTGGCGCGCTCCTCATAAAGTTCGCGGACTCGCTGTTCGAAATAACTCTCCTTTGCTGGGCCACGCGGCTTCCCCAGATAAGGCGGCGGGTCCGTCCCGTAGATCTTCAGCCAGTTCGAAGCCAGGGGCACCCAGCGGCCTTCGTCGTCCTCTAGCGACCGAATCCATCGTTCGGACTTCCGGTAAACGATCACTTGCTCCAGGACTCGGCATTGCTCCGCGTTGCTCAGGGCTTCAAAAGCAGGTTTGGTTTTGCCTTCATCGAACTTCTGGCTGGGGTATGCGGTTTTGAATTGTTGATAGAGAGAATCATCCTCCTCGTCCTCCGCTTTTGCCGGAAGGTGTTCGAGTTGTTGATCTTTTACTAAAGGCAGAGGAGGAGGAGGAGGAGGAGGAGGAGGAGGAGGAGGAGGAGGAGGAGGAGGTTCTTT